GGAAATACACTTACATTCATTCGCTCACTCACATGGGGATTACGGGTTATGCCAGAAACCATCAAGAAGGCCATTAAACGGCCCTCCAAGACGCCAAAGGCCACCAAGCAGGCCCAAGGTAGCACCACGCCCGCAGAGGCTCCTGTAGCCCCGAAAAAGAATCCTGTGGGCGCTCCCACCACATACAATCGTCACCTTGCAATTGTCATCTGTATACGGATAGCAGAAGGGGAGAGTCTGAGACAGATACTGAGGGATGAGGGGATGCCAGCGCAGTCCACGGTTTACGAGTGGTTGCTCCGCCACCCTGAATTCGCGGAGAATTACACACGCGCCCGCGAAGAGCAGGCCGACACGTTGGCTGACGAAATTATTGCCATCGCTGACGAGCAACCTGAAATCATCGCGGTGACCGATAAGAAGACTGGGGCGCTGATTGAACACAAGCTGGATGGTGCATTCCTCCAGTGGCAGAAGAACCGCATTGAGGCCCGCAAGTGGACAGCCATGAAGCTGAAGCCCCGCAAGTATGGTGACCGTGTGGCGGTCGAGGGCGTGGAGGGCGGAGCCGCCATTAAGACCGAGGACACCAACGCCAACAAGTTCCTCGACATCATCAAGAACATGGAGATGACTAAACGTGCAGGCTGAGTATTACATCGGTTGCCAGAATCACGGGGTTTCCCGTTTCTTTTTGCGTCGTTGAGTAATACTTATGCTTGCAGAATTGATGTCAGACCCAGAGACGCAGGCGGAGTTCAACGCCCAGTCTGAGCATGACCGCATTGCATACATTGCCCACGCCAAGTGGGTAGCCAGCGCCCACCGTTATCAGATACCTCCGCCGCTAGAGCAGGACTACACGGTCTGGATGATGTTAGCTGGCAGGGGCGCAGGCAAGACCCGCTCCGCCGCTGAGGCGCTCTGGTGGTGGGCGTGGACGAACCCCGAAAGCCGATGCCTCGTGCTGGCCCCTACGTCCAACGACATCAAGTTCACCTGCTTCGAGGGACAGTCTGGCCTATTGGCCTGCATCCCGCAGGAACTCGTGGTGGACTACAACAAGCAAGACCATCAAATCAAGCTGTCCAACGGCTCCATCATCCGAGGCATCTCAGGCGACTCCTATGAGCGTCTGCGTGGCCCGCAGTTCCACTTCGCATGGTGCGACGAGTTGGCGGCATTCCAGTACCTTGGCGCTGGTGAGGCGTGGGACATGATGATGATGGGCCTGCGTCTGGGTGACCAGCCTCGTGTCATTGTGACCACGACACCGCGCCCCAAAGACCTCATCATCGACTTGGTGGGACGTGAGGGTGACGACGTGGTGATTGACCGCGCCAGCACTTACGAGAACGAGGCCAACCTCGCCTCGACCTTCCGCAACCAATTGGAGCAGTACAAGGGCAGTAAGCTGTACGAGCAGGAGGTCATGGGCCAATTGGTCGACCTTGAGGACGGCAAGGTGGTCGGGCGCGAGATGTTCAAGCTGTACCCAGCGGACAAGCCCTTCCCTCGTTTCGAGTTCATCGTCCAATCGTATGACTGCGCCTTCAGCGACAAGGAGTACAACGACCCCACCGCCATGACAACGTGGGGCGTGTTCAAGCCAATGGATGGCCCGATGTCTGTCCTACTCATTGACTGTTGGGCAGAACACCTGACCTTCCCTCTGCTCAAGCCCAAGGTGCTGGAGGAGTGGCGCGTCTCCTACGGTGAGGGCAAGGACGCCAAGCGCCCTGACCTCATCCTCGTCGAGGACAAGGCGGCAGGCATCTCCCTCATCCAAGAACTACGCGCCGCCCACCTGCCTGTGCGTGGATACAACCCCGGCAAAGCGGACAAGATGCAACGCCTCCAGATTACCGCCTCCATCTTCGCCACTGGGCGCGTCTGGCTCCCTGAGAGTAGTGTGCGCAAGGGCTACGTCAAGGACTGGTGCGAAGGGTTCCTGTCGCAGATATGCTCATTCCCTGACTCGACGCACGACGACTATGTCGACAGCGCAACGCAAGCGATTCGCTTAATGAAGGACATGGGTTTCCTCGACATTAACCCAGAGCCTCGGTATGATGACGATGATGACTATGCTTATGCCCGCAAAGAGCGGGTCAACCCATACGCGGTGTAAAGAATGGCAGACCCAAAAAAGATTATTGGAGGACTCGGCAAGGCTAGTAAACGCCTGCTGATGACTGAAGAGGAGAAGCTGGCCCAGAAGTATGCGGCTGGCGCTCAATACGCTGACCCTCTCGCGCCCCCATCCATGCGGATGTCTGAGGCATTGGGCAACGTAGGCGCAGAAGGCAAGACCCTGAACTTCACAGAGACTGACCGCTCAAGGGTGTTCGGCTCCAACCGTGGTGGTGTGGGGTTCGCTGGCCTCCAGCATTACTCGCTACCGCACAAGAAGGCCAACACCGTATGGGGCTTTGGCAACAAGAACACCGCTGACAAGAAGGTCAAGCAGAACGACCCAGAGAAGTCAATCTGGACGACCTTCGTTGGCTCACCTAACCAACACAAGAGCAACACCGTTGTGCTGAAGGACGCCATCAAGGAGTTCCAAGACGCGGTGAAGGCAGGCAATGTCCCTGCTGGTCAAATCAAGCTGATGAACGACCGCATCAGGGCGGCAAAGGACGACAAGACTGGCGTACTACTGTTCGACGATGCCTTCGACCTGACTGACCCTAGCGCACTAAGCACAGCTAACACTTTCAGCCGCAGGTCTGCCGTTGGTGACGTGCTGTTAGGCGAGGGCGTCAAAGGCCCAATGCGAAGCAAGGCATACAAGTCCGAGTACGGCAACGAGCCTTGGCGGGACTCAGGCAAGATGGATTCCATTCTTAGGCGCGAGACTGACCCTGACCTAATTGACGCTGGCACATACGATGTTGGAAATCGCTTTTTTGTGTTGGACGGCAAGATTATTGAGCGCTCCGACTTGAACGAGGCATTCCCCTTGCAGGTGACTGGCAACGACCTTGGCATCAAGTACCAACTCGTGCCACCTGAGAAGGCCATGCGTGACTTCTACAAGTTGCGAGAGGGGCGCAAGGACAAGAACAACAGGCCCGCGCCCGTCAACTACTACGACCTATCAAGAGCGGAGCCGTCCCAGTTTATTGACGAGGACTTCCTGACGTTCCTCCAGAAGGAGGGCTACAAGAAAGGTGGAGCCGTGGACATCAAAGCGGCAGACAAGCGCCTAGCGGCGGCAATGAGTCAACGTATGGCAAAGGGTGGCAGTGTGGACATCGACGCCGCTGACGCCCGTTTAGAGGCCGCTATGGCCCAACGCATGGGCATGGCCCAAGGTGGCGAGGCTGGCTTCAAAAAGATTGAGTTTATGCAGGCTGGTGGCACACCCAAGGGTAAGGCTGGGGCCGTCAAGGGTGTGGCGACAGGATTCAAGAAGCTGTTTGCTGACCGTGACGTCATGCCTGCGGCAGAGCGCGAGGCCAACCTCCAGAAGTTCCTTGAGCCAAGCAAGACGCCCATGCGCCTGTACCACGGCACGACCGCGACCGAAGGTGGCAAAGGGACTGAGGCCATCCGCCGCATCAAGCCTAGCAAGGAAGGCGCACTTGGCTCTGGTGTCTACATGACGCCCAACACCGCCCACGCAAGCAGTTACACAGGCATCCCCAACGACGACGCGCTGGCAATGATGGCGCAGGGTAATGACTACACCAAGAAGATGGCTGACCAATTCATGGCAGACCGTGCGTCAGGCACACTGCGCGAAGGGCAGGCAGGCGGCAATATGTTGCCAGTCCACGCCCAGATACGCAACCCTCTCATCATTGGCAAGTCAGGTAGGAACATTGACCCAGCGGCTGACGCCCTGATGAGTCTTGGCATGGATGAAGCCAGCGCCATTCGATTGGTTGAGAAGGCGTTTGAGGAGAAGGGCAACATTGGCAAGCAGATTCAAACCAGAGCGCAGGCCCAAGGCTACGACGGCATCATGCAGTACCGTGGTGGCGACCTGTCCGAGGTGGTGTCCTACAGGCCCAACGCTGTGAAGAGCGCCATCGGAAACCAAGGCACTTACGACGTCAACCTACCCGACCTGAGCAAGGCCGATGGTGGCGCTATGCGTGCGCCATCCAAAAAGACTGAAGGCTTTCAAGAAGAAAAGCCAAGGGATAAAAGCGTCCTAGAAAAGATGCACCAAGTAATTCGAGATATGCCAAAAGTTCCGACAAGCCCACTTGGTATGGCTTTGAATGCGGGCTATTCAGGATACAAATATTTTTCAGGGAAAGACCCAGTTGGCGACTTTCAACGAGAACTTAATCGCAAAATGAATCGCCCGATTGATACAGGTTCTGCGCCACCAGTCGATGGGTTTGCTGAAGGCGGTAGCGCATTTAAGACCTTGCAATTTAACGAACCTCAGCGCTTTGACGGTGGTGGCATCGCATCACCTGAAGAGAACAACACCTATCGACCTGAGTCATTCTTTGATTCCAAGCGTTTTAGCGACATCAAGAAGAACGCCGCTGAGATGTTTGCCGAGAGTAAGCAGACGCTTGCCAGTGACTATGAGCGCCTGAAGTCATCACCACGCGCCCGTGCGCAACTTGCCAAGATTGCGGCGGCACAACTTGCGGGTGGTGCGCCAGACCTTGCACACCTTGGCGTTGACCTCGTGCTTGACCCACTCAAGTCAGTGACCGTTGACAAGCTGTTGACCAAGCCCGCATATCGCTCAGTGCTAGAAGGCCCACCCAAGGCAGGCGAGAAGCAAGAGCGTGTGCCAATGTTTGGCAGTCTGTCCGAGTCCCTGAAGACCGCTGACGGTTTGCCTATTGGCGGCTCCGAACACATGATTAAACGTGCGCAAGAGGCTGGCCTGATGAGTCAGGGGCGCTTTCACCCACTGACCGAAATCCCTGCCGCCATCCTTGGTGGCGTGGGCGCGTCAAAATTAGGTCGAGGCGCTGTTAAAGGCTACGATAAACTTTCAGGCGCAAACTCTGGTAAACTAAACCCCTTACAACCAGAGGTTAAGACCGCACCAGCGGGGACACCACAAGGAGCAACGTATGCAACCAAACAAGAAGGCCCGTTCTATCGAGTCAGCCCAACCTCGCTTGACGTCAGTGGAGCAAAGGGTCGCGGACTTCGAGAAGCGGATGAACTACAAGGCCAAGCCCCTATCACAGGAACAGCAGGAGAAGTTGGAAGCCAAGTTCCGCTCCGCATCTCGGACGAAGAAGTGGCAAGACTGATTGCTGACCCCGCGTCCAATCAGCCCTTACAAATCGCACAGCGCTTTACCAAGGACACGCAAGGCACTGACTTTGTTGTCCCTGACATTCCAGAGAGTTCACTCGCCAAGCAGTCTGCCATAGGCCGCGCCCACCAACTTGCTGTTGAGGGTTCGCCTGAGTACAAGAGCGCGGTGTTCGACGCCTACGCCAAGCAAATGCCTGACTTGCTTGAGCAGGTAGGAGCAAAAGATTACGACGACCTGATGGAGAAGGCGTATCGCCAACTTGCCAAGGAAACCGACGAACAGTTTCAAAGACTCCCCTACAACTTCTCGTACCACCGCGCAGGCGAAGGCGACTACAAGAGTTCCAAGGAGATGATGGCTGACGTGCATGGCAACAAGCACCTGTACGTCTTCCAAGGTGGTGACCCCCACGACTTCCTGAACCGCCTTGACAAGGCGTCTGGCCTGAACGAGAACGAGAAGTTCCGCGCCGTCCACGACCTACTAGGCCATGCCATCTACGGCAACCAATTTGGCCCCAAGGGCGAAGAGGTGGCATGGGCCATTCACCAACAGATGTACAGCCCCCTTGCACGCTTGGCAATGACTGCTGAGACCCGTGGGCAGAACTCGCTCGTGAACTACAGCCCGCTCAACGTGAGCCTGAAGACCAACATTGCAAAGCTAGAAGACCTTGAGGTCGAAGCACTGCGACGCAAGGACACCGCATTGGTCAACGAGATTCGCGCCGCCAAGCGGCAAGAGTTTGCCAACAACTTCCAATTTGCGCCCCAGAAGGCCGTTCTATTGCCACCTGAGTTTGTCGACCCCAAGTTTGCTGGTGGCCTGCCTGACTACTTGAGCGCCGCAAACCGACCCGCTAAGGGAACCGAAAGCCAATCGGTTTTGACGCACTTCAGCAACGAACCCAATTTGCAGATGCTTGACCCAACGAGGTATGGCACTGGCATCAAGGGCGCGGAGGCAGAGCGCTTGCGTGAGTACGCAGGTGGCGTCAAAGACCGCTCCTACGTCTATTTGGGTGAACCTAACACGGTAACCCCTGAGTCTGGCCTTGGCGTTAACCGCTATCGTGGCGAGTCGCAGAACCTGTACGACATTACCAAAGACCCGTTGTCCTTTCGTGCGTTGGCCCGCGAGTCCAATCGCACGCCGTTCACGGCAAAATACAACGCAGGCATTACGCACCCCTTGCAGGAGGCCAACGACTACGAGCGGCTGGTCAAAGAGTATGGTTACGAGGGCATGATTAACCCGAACGCAAGCAAGCCAATGGGCATCATGTTCAGACCAACCCCAGTACAGCCCCGCAAGCGCGGTGGGTTGACACAACTTAAGGCGAGATAAGCATGGCAACAGAATTTCCAATTGGCCCAGATGAAGAGCGCTTCATTGAGGGCATTCGCATGACTGATGAGGGTGGGGCGGAGGTGGATATGCTCCCCGGCGAAGACCCCGAAGTCGAGGAGTTGCCCGACGGCTCCGCTGTCGTCAAGCTAGAGGACTTCAAAGGCCCAGCCGAGGACGAGGACTTCTACGCCAACTTGGCTGAAGAGGTCATCAGCATCACCGAATTGGAAGACTTGGCGACCCGCTACATCGACCTCATTGACAACGACCGCCAAGCACGCAAGAAGCGCGACAAGCAGTACGAAGAGGGTTTGCGCAGGACGGGCATGGGGGATGATGCGCCGGGCGGCGCTCAGTTCCTCGGAGCCTCCAAGGTTGTGCATCCAATGATGGCTGAGGCGTGTGTGGACTTTGCATCGCGGGCCATCAAAGAGATGTTCCCACCAGATGGCCCTGCCAAGACCAAGATTTTGGGCGACGTCACGGACGAGAAGACCGAGACCGCCGAGCGCAAACGCGACTACATGAATTGGCAGTTGACCGAACAGATTGAAGAGTTTAGGGACGAGCAAGAGCAAATGCTGACCCAATTGCCGTTGGGTGGTTCACAGTTTATGAAGCTGTGGTACGACGACAAGAAGCGCCGACCCTGCGCTGAATTCGTTGCCATTGACAACATCCTGCTCCCCTTCGCCTCCGCTAACTTCTACACCTCACAACGAGTGACTGAACAGCAGGACATCAGTGAGTGGGAGTTCAAGCAACGCATTGACCGTGGTCTGTACCGCGACATCAATTTTATCCGCACCACGTCAGAGCCTGAGCAGACCGCCGCTGAGAAGGCCAACGCCAAGATTGAGGGCAAGCAGTTTGAGGATGGTGAAGACGGTTTGCGCCGCGTGTACCACATCTACACTTGGCTTGACCTTGAAGACGACAACCGCGCTGAAGGCGAGACCGCCCCCTACATCCTGATGATTGATGAACTCGACCGCAAGGTGTTGGGTTTGTACCGTAATTGGGAAGAGGGCGACGAGACGTTCACCAAACTGGATTGGCTTGTAGAGTTCAAATTCATCCCTTGGCGAGGCGCGTATGCCATTGGGCTACCTCACCTCATCGGAGGTCTTTCCGCCGCCGCCACGGGGTCATTACGGGCCTTGTTGGACACTGCGCACGTCAACAACTCCCTGACGATGCTGAAGTTGAAGGGAGCAAAGGTCTCAGGACAGTCTGACCAGATTGAAATCACGCAGGTGACTGAGATTGAAGGCGGTATTGGTGTGGACGACATCCGCAAGATTGCGATGCCCATGCCCTTTAACCCACCCTCCCCTGTGCTGTACCAATTGCTTGGCTGGCTGACGACTGAAGCCAAAGGTGTGGTGACCACTGCCGAAGAGAAGATTGCAGACGCCAAGAGCAATATGCCTGTGGGTACGACTCAAGCGCTGATTGAGCAGGGCGCGGTAGTGTTTTCCTCCATCCACGCACGCTTACACGACGCCCAACGCCGTGTTTTGCACATCCTTGGACGTATCAATCGTTGGCACTTGGACGAACAACGCAAGGGTGACATCGTTGCTGAGTTGCCCATCAAGCGCGAGGACTTCCGCCGCAACAGCGACGTGGTTCCAGTGTCTGACCCCCACATCTTCTCTGAGACACAGCGTGTCGCTCAGATGCAGTCAGTCATGCAGTTGTCTGCGCAGTTCCCAGCGATTTTCGACCAACGTGCGGTGGTGAGTCGTATGCTCAAGCAACTCAAGATTCCGAACGTCAACGAACTGATGCCAAACACTGGCAAGCCAGCAGAGTTGAATGCGGCAGACGAGAACAGCGCAATGGCACTGAACCGACCAGCCTTTGCTTACCCACGTCAAGACCACCTTGCGCACATCCAAACGCACTTGACCTTTGCGCTCGACCCAGCGTTAGGCTCAAACCGCCTCATCGCGCCCAAGTTCATCCCGCAGGCACTGGAACACATCAAGCAACACATGATGCTCTGGTACACCCAACAGGTGCAGGGCTACGTTCTGGCGGCAGGAGATGTCAAGCTAGGCAAGTACGAAGAGAGCAAGATTGCCAAGGAAATTGACCGCGCTATCGCTGTGGCGTCTGACCACGTCAGTTTGGACTCCCAACAGGTGTTCCAAGGCGTATTGCCAGCGTTGGAGAAGTTGGGCCAACTTATGCAACAGTTCAAGCCACCAGCACCTCCAATGGAAGGTGAGGCTCAGGCAGTGTTGCAGGCGTCTATGGCAGAGACACAGCGACGTACAGCGGCAGACCAAGCCAAGCTGGCATTCGATACCCAAAAACTCCAGATGCAAATGCAAAAGGACGCTATGGACAGGGATGCCGAGATAGCAATGAACGCCGAAAACAACTTGACGCAAGAGCGTATCAAGACCGCAGAGTTGACCGTGGATGAGGTCAAACTGCGAAAAGAGCAGGAAGAAACTGCAATTCAACTCAACCAAGCAACACAACGCAACTTAGGAGCATGAAATGGACAAAGAAGTCAAAGAACTGCAATCGGAACAAGTACGTCAGAAGACCCGCATGGCGGCTGGCGCTTGGGTTACAGGCGAATCACTGAAAGAGGAATCAAAAGCGACTATGCCAGAGGCTAACAGCGACCACGGGAATTTCTCCCAACCCAAGGGCGTGGACAAGTCCAACGCATGAAGTTAATTTCCGACTTTATTGGCGCTGTAAAAGCGCGTCAGGCTGAGATTGCACAGGGGTTGGCGCATGGAAATGCGTCCGACTTCAATGCATATCAACGCCTAGTCGGAGAGAACCTCGGACTTGAACAGTCCCTTGAGATTCTTAACTACCTTTTGAAAGAAGATGAAGATGACAGATAGCACGGTAGCGGGTTATGCCGCTGATTTAGAGGAAGCGTTTCCTCTTGTAGACCCCGGTGCGATTCCCCTTGGTGCGCGTGTATTGGTTCAATTGCGCAAAGCCAAAAAACGGATGACTCAATCTGGGATTATTTTGCCTGAAGAGACTCGCGACACCGAACGGGCGCAAAACCCCGTTGCCAAAGTGATTGCGCTTGGCCCATTAGCGTTCAAAAAGCGCGACACGATGGAGCCTTGGGTCGAAGGCATTTGGTGCGAACTAGGAGACTTCTTGCGCGTACCCAAATGGACTGGCGACCGTTGGCAAGTTCCGCATGGAGAAGACGAAAACGTCGAATTCATGGTGTTGAACGACCACGAAGTGATTGCAAAAATCACAGGTAATCCACTTGAAGTGAGGGCATTCGTATGAGTACCGAAAATCAAGCAGTAGAACAAGAAGTAATCGTCATTCAGGAAGAAAAAGACGGCTCTGCAACCATCGAGTTGCCAGATAGCATCCCCTCCCCTGAAGCGCAAGCCGAAGACGACTCCGATGAAGCTGATGAACGCGCCCGACAGCGCGAAATGGTCACTGGCGGTGCTGTAGACGCAGACGCGGAGGCTCTTCGTGAGCAAAAGCGTCAGAAACGACGCTCCCGCAAGGAGTATCACAAGCAGGTTGCGACCGAAAAAGACGTCAAATTGACCCTTTTGGAGCGTCAGAACCAACAATTGCTTGAACGTCTCTCTGTTTTGGAGCGCAAGTCGCACGGAAGTGACCTTGCACGCCTTGACAAAGCAATTCAAGACCAAGACAACCGCATTTTGTTCGCAAAACAGAAGATTGCTGAGGCAACACGCACTGGCAACGGTGAATTGCTGACTTCTGCGCAAGAAATGTGGTTCGAGGCACGTCGTCAAGCTGAGGCTTTGGCAAATCTGAAGAAGCGTTCTGTTGCACCGCAAAATCCGCGCACGATTCAGGCTCCAGACCCACAACTCCAGCGCCATGCCAACAATTGGATGGCAAACAACCCTTGGTACGACCCTAACGGTAAAGACCCTGACTCACGCCGCGCCCTGAACGAAGACGCCATCCTTGCAGAAGAGGGTTACGACCCAAAAACTGCCGAGTATTGGGAAGAACTTGACAGACGCTTGCAAAGAGTAGTACCTCACCGTTATACTGAAGATGCAAACGAGAAGCCACGCTCTAGACCGCGAAGTGCAGTGACGAGTTCAGGCCGCGAATTTGCATCGAATAATGGCAGAGGTAATTCATTTACCTTGTCTCCTGACCAAGTCAGGGCTATGAAAGATGCAGGTATGTGGGATGACGCTGAGAAACGAGCGAAGATGATTCGACGCTACGCCTTAGAAGCACGCAACAATAACGGTTAAGGAGTAATAAAATGGATTCTCGTTTAAAGAAAAATTTGAATGCTGGAGACCGCGAAAATCGCGGCGTTCGCGACACGATTCGCGAGGCTCCAGAGGACAAAATGGCATCGTCTGATGAACGTACACAAATGTGGAAAGACGAGTGGACACAAAGTGCATTGCCCGCTGTTCCTGATATGCAGGGATGGCACGTTTGCTGGTTATCGACAACTAACAGTTACGACAGCATAGATAAACGGATTCGACTTGGGTACGTTCCCGTGAAAGCGGATGAGTTACCTCAAATGCGAAATAACCGTGTAAAAGCTGGAGAACATGAAGGTTATATCTCGTGCAATGAGATGTTGCTTTACAAGATTCCTATGGACTTGTACCAAAAAGTGATGGCTCATTTTCACCATGAAGCACCGCTTGAAGAGGCGAATAAAATCAAACTTCAAGCAGAGCAGAACTTGGCGCGTGATAGTCGGGGCAGAAGCCTCGGTCAGATTGAAGGCGATGGGCTTAATGACATTGACAAACCGATTCCTGCGCCGCATTTTGCGGGGTAGGGTGTTTAACTGAATAAAGGAGTAAGACTATGTCTTCAACTAATGCTCCGTTTGGTATGCGTCCGTCTTTCCATCCCTCTGGTTTGGACAGAGCGGTTGCTTTGCCTAACGGTATTGCTTCAGGCTACAACACTGGCATTTTGAAAGGCCAACCAGTAGCGCTGAACACAAGCGGTAACATCGTCGCGGCTACGGCAGGCTCTGCCTACCAAGGCGCTTTTGCTGGTCACGAGTACACCGACCTCACAGGTCGTCGTCTCGTCAGCAACCAATGGATTGCAAACACTGCATACCAAACTGGTTCTGAAGTGACCTACTACTACTCTGACCCGAACATCGTTTACGACATTCAGGCAGACGGTAGCATTGCTTCAACTGCCGTTGGCGACCAAGCCAACTTTACAAACATTGCGGCTGGTTCTACCACCACAGGTTTGTCTCAATGCACCATCTCTTCGAGTTTGGTGGGTGCAGGTAACGTCGGTGATATGCGTATCATCGGTTTGACTCCTGCTGTCGACAACGCATTTGGTGACGCATTCACTGTGGTACAGGTTCAAGTGAGCCGTAGCCAGTATGTTGCCACCGTTAACGCCATCTAAGGAGTAAATTATGGCCGCACCAATGCGCAGTACGGACTTTAGAAGTATTGTTGAACCAATCCTCAACGAATGCTTCGATGGAGTCTATGACCAACGTACCGATGAATGGTCACGAGTTTTCCGTGAGCAAGAAGGTATTCCACGCAACTACCACGAAGAACCAGTCCTTTATGGATTTGGAGCCGCGCCTCAACTGCCTGACGGAACTCCTGTTTCGTATCAGCAGGGTGGTGTTCTCTTCTTGCAACGCTATGTGTACAACGTGTTTGGCTTGGCCTTCGCGTTGACCAAAGTGTTGGTTGAAGACGGTGACCACATCCGCATCGGTCAGGTGTATGCACGTCACTTGGCTCAGTCTTTGATTGAGACCAAAGAGACTTTGTCTGCCAACGTGCTGAATCGTGCTTTCAACAGCGCGTTCCCCGGCGGTGACGGCGTTCAATTGAACTCCGCCTCTCACCCCATCGTGAACGGTACTTTCAGCAACTTGCTGACCACCGCCGCTAACCTGAGCCAAACATCGCTTGAGCAGATGTTGATTCAGATTCGCCAAGCTGTGGACAACAACGGTAAGAAGATTCGTTTGGTTCCCCGCCAATTGGTGGTGGCCCCCGGCAACATCTTCCAAGCCGAAGTTCTGTTGAAATCTGTTCTGCGTGCAGGTACAGGCAACAACGACGTCAACCCAATCAAGTCTATTGGCTTGCTTGACGAAGGCGCGGCTGTTCTGTCTCGTTTGACTTCTCCTACCGCTTGGTGGGTGCAGACAGATGCTCCAGAAGGCATGAAGTTGTTGATGCGTCGTAAGCTGGAAAAGACTATGGAAGGCGATTTTGAAACCGACTCCATGCGCTACAAGGCTACCGAGCGTTACCAAGTGGGCTTCACTGACCCACGCGCCCTTTACGGCACGCCCGGCGTCTAAACCGCGCCACAGGGGGTTGGGATAACACCCAGCCCCTTTTTTTGTTAACTGTATTTGTCAAACTTTTCAAGGAGCAGACAAAATGCCTCAATATTCAGACGACCTATTCTTAGGCCCAGCAGAAACGTACATGGGTACGGGTTTGCGCAATAACTCCACCACCGCAACTGGCGGCACTGGTGGCTCCTCCTCTTCTACACTAACAGTGACTGCTGTGGGCTTTGGCGCACCAATTGCTGTTGGTATGTACGTTGACGGCACTAGTGTGACCGACGGCACTTACATCACTGCTTTTGGCACTGGTACTGGTGGCGCTGGCACTTATACCCTCAACCAAGCAATCAACATTGCAAACGGCACTGCGTTGACTTTGCATGACTTAGAGGCTTTTGAAAATCCATCTCCAATGAGCATTGGTGTTGGCCCCTTGGGTCGCATCTACGTTTGGGATGTGGTTCCCCAAGCCGCTGTTGCAAACAACATCGCCGCTTCACAAACTCCTGCCGCCGCTGGTGCATTGACGCTGACTGCTGGAACCAACGTGAAGTCAATCACCACAGCCGCTGGTACTTCTGCATTTGCGCTTGATATGCCTCGTGGTGTTCGCGTGACGACTGCTACTGCGGCTGTTGCTACCTTGTCTACCGTTGTGATTGCTGGCACTGGTGGTCAAATCACTTTTGCTTCGCAAGCAGGTTTGGTAACTGGTCAGCGTTTGACTATCTCTGGCACTTTGGGTGGCACAGGTACTATTACTGGCTACACAGACCCAACAACCTACATCCTGACCGCTGTGACAGCGACTTCCGCAACCCTGACTACTACGGCAGGCGCGGCAGTTGTGACCACCGCAGGCACACCAACAGGTTTGACCTACACCTTGGGTGTGGCTCCTGTGACTGTTACCGTGTCTGGTTTTGATGTCTACGGTCAAGCAATGAGCGAAGCAATCACTTCTAGCGCCGCTGTAAGCACTGCTGTGAGTGGTTTGAAAGCCTTCTACCTCATCACCTCTGTGAGCGTGAGTGGCGCTACTGGTACTGCTCTGACTGTTGGCACAACCAACGTGTTGGGTATTCCAGTTCGCGTTCCTAACGTGGCTTATGTGGTTGGCGTGAAGAGCAACAACACATTGGCTCAAGATGCTGGCACTTTTGTGGCGGCTGACACCAACACTGCTACGACCACCACTGGTGACGTTCGCGGTACATACACCCCTGCTACTGCGTCGAACGGTATCGTTCGTACCGTGATGGGAATTTTGTTGCCTGCAATCGCTGTTGGCCCTAACGCTACTCGCGTTGGCGCTCTCGGCGTAACACAAGCCTAAAGGAGAGCAACATGGGACAATTCAAACCAATGGTCAAAATGATGACCACTGAGCCTACAGTTGAGTTAAAACTCAAAAAAGGCGGTCACGTCAACATGAAAAAAGGTGGCAAGGCTGAAGCTGGTCACAAGAAGATGGCGATGGGTGGTGGTGCTATGGACATGATGTCTGGCACTCCAGCCCTCGTTGGTCGTCCTGCTGTTAACGCTCCTGTTCGCGCCCCCATGAAGCCTTCTATGTCCTCACGTCGCAAGGCGATGATGGCTAAGAAACCTGCCGCTCCTATGGCTCCCCCAATGAAAGAAGGTGGCGAGTCCAAAAAGACGCACATGGCTGAGATGTCGAAGATGAAGGGTCTTGAGAAAGAACTGAAGTCTCACGAGTCCAAGCCTGCCAGCAAGGGTCACAAAGGTCTGAAGACTGGCGGTGTTGCTTTGGGCAACGCTGGTGGCTACAAGAAGGGCGGCGACGTCAAGATGGCTAAAGGTGGCGTGGCTGGTAACGGCATCATCAACACCGAAAAGCAAGGCGGCAAATACCGCGATACCCTGATGCACACCGCTGAGTACACTGGCAAGTCCAGTGGCAAAACTGGTGATGTGAAGATGGGTAACGGCGGCGGCTACAAGACTGGTGGCGTTGCCCTTGGCAATGCTGGCGGCTTCAAAGCTGGAGGCAAAACCTCAAAAAAAGCCTACGCGGCGGGGGGTACTGTTAACTCAGGTCGTCCCGTCGCGATGCCCCAAGGCGCTAAAAAGCCTTCGGCTCCTGTAAGCATCAATCAATTGTCTGGAACCTTCAAAAAGGGTGGCAAAGTCACTCCCGCTGAGGGTCGCTTGCAAAAGAACTTTGCGGCTGAGAACAAGACTGCTATGAAGCAGGCCAAGGCTCAATCCAACGAGATTTACAGCAAGTACGGCAACATGAAGATGAAGGGCGGTGGCGCTACTTCTGACAAAGAGATGGATATGTCCAAAGGTGCGTATGACGCTCACTATGCCAACGAAAAGGCAGAGAACGAGGCAATGCGCAACATGGTTTTGGGCGTTCCTAAAAAACTCATGGAAGGCGTCAAGGGGCTGTTTGGCTCCAAGGCTCCTCAAGGTCAGGGCGCTGTGACAAAGACTGAGAAGTCAATCACAGTATCGCCAGCAGGAAAGAAACGCGGCGGACGCGCTTGTTGAAAACGAGTGGGGGCTTCGGCCCCTGCTTTTCTTGAGGACAAAATATGGCTACAACAATTTCATCTATCACACGCCAAGGCACTTTTGAGCCATTTGGCTTGCAGGTATCTCGCGGTCAAATTCAAGGCCACAGCACCGTCATTGTGTTTGGTTACAACCCTGATGTGGACACATCTGAAGAAACAATTTGGCCTGATGGCGGTCTTATTCCGCACCCAACCGTTGCGTCTGTTTTAAAAATCAGTTCATCTAGCGCCTCCGACACATCTGATGGCACTGGCGCACGAACCGTATTTATTGAAGGTGTTGACGGCAATTTTAATGTGGTGAGCGAGACCGTAATATTGAACGGTCAAACAGCAGTCAACACAACAAATTCGTACCTGTATGTGAACAGTTTCTATGTCGTTACGGTTGGCTCTGGTGGAGCAAACGCAGGCAACATCAATGCTGGTACTGGCACGGTGACATCGGGCGTCCCAGCGGTTCTATACGACATCATTGCAATTGGCTACAACCAGAGAACCACTGGTCATTACTGCGTTCCAGCAGGCTTCACAGGTTACATGACAGAGGGTTCAATTTCTGCTGGACAAGCCACTGGCTCGACTGCTGTTACCGCCTTTTTGAAGCAACATGGCACAGACAACATTTTGCGAGTTGGGGCTGTAAGTACGGTAAATAACAGCGACGCTGTGTTCTCGTTTGAACAGCCTTACATAATTCCAGAAAAGAATTGTGTGGGTGCAAGTGCAATTGGAGCCGCCGCAAACAACGCAGTGAGTTCGTACTTCAACATCATCTTAATCAAAGACGGCCCTTAATATGCCAAGCAAATCACCAGCCCAACACAAATTGATGGCGGCGGTTGCGCACAACCCTGACTTTGCCAAGAAGACTGGCATTCCTCAAAAGGTCGGCAAAGAGTTTGTACAGGCAGACAAAAAGAAAATGGCTGATGGTGGCAAGGTAAACGAGGCTGGTAACTACACCAAACCTGAACTTAGGAAGCGTATTGTTTCTCAGGTTAAGTCTCAGGCTACGCATGGTACTGGGGCAGGCCAATGGTCGGCTCGAAAGGCTCAATTGGTTGCCAAGAAGTACAAAGACGCAGGTGGTGGTTATCGTGATTAAAAAGCCCCAACAATCCCTCAAAGATTGGGGCGACCAAAAATGGAGAACCAAAAGTGGTAAAAAATCTTCTGAAACTGGTGAGCGATACCTTCCAGAGTCTGCAATTAAAAGTCTCAGCCCTGCTGAGTATGCTTCGACGACCAAAGCAAAAAGAGCAGGCAAAGCCGCAGGAAAACAATTCGTAGCGCAACCCAAAAAGATTGCGCAAAAAACAGCTAGACACAGGTTTTAATCATGGCAAAAAAAAATCCATCTTTGGCTGTAGGGCGAGGTGAAAAACTTTCGACAAAACAAGGCGCAGGTCTTACTCAAAAAGGTCGCGACAAGTACAATCGAGAGACTGGAAGCAATTTAAAGGCTCCACAACCTAAAGGCGGCGCTCGAAAAGACTCTTTTTGCGCACGCATGAGTGGTGTTGTGGAACATTCAAAAGGGGACGCACCACGCGCCAAGGCATCGCTAAAGCGGTGGAACTGCCCCGGCTGGTAAGGACAGGAAAAAATGGCGTATTCTGATACCTACGGACAGACCTACAACGTACAGACGTTGATTGACCACGGCGCTCGTCGTTGTGGCAAGCTGGCTGAAGAACTGACTTCTGAGCAAGTCTTGTCCGCACGTCAGTCGCTTGGCTTTCTGTTGTCCAACCTTATCAACCGTGGCATCCAATACTGGTGCATCAGCAAAGAAGTTATTGGACTTACCCCTGACAAATACCGCTACACCCTGCCTGACGGGGCTGTAGACACGCTGAACGTGCTGTATCGCACCATGACGCGCCCTGACGGTGCTTACACCTCATCCGCTGGCGGCGTGGTTGCAAACCTCTACGACGGCAACATTGACACCTACACCCAGCAAAACGCGGCGAACGGGAACTTCACGGTCAATTACGGCACGACAAACCCCATCTATGCAGGCTCTATTGGCTTTTTGCCATACATTGCAGGAGGTGGGTCGGCAACATGGAATATTTCGCTCCAATACTCTTCTGACGGGGTGACTTACTCCACTTTGGAAGACCTTGGGGCCATCTCCGTAACAGACAACACATGGGTGTGGACGGACATTGACCCCGGTCAAAACGTCGCTTTTTACCGCATTCAAGCCTCCAGCGGGACTACTTTAGCCCTGCGTGAGTGGTATATCGGTGATAACAGCACCGAAGTGATGATGTCTCGCCTGAACCGCGACGACTACACCAATCTGCCAAACAAGAACTTCACGGCGAATCAGCCTTACCAGTTTTGGTTTGACCGCACCATCCCAAACCCAACAATTTACCTCTGGCCCACCCCAAGCAATGCTTTTGTGCAGATGACGGTGTGGTACTCCACGCAAATCATGGACGTTGGCGCGTTGACTGACGAATTGCAGATTCCACAGCGCTGGTACGAGGCTGTAATTTTCATGCTGGCTCACCGCATGAGCCTCGAACTGCCCCAAGTCCCGATGGACAGGGTTGGCTATCTGGAAAAGATGGCAGACAAGTATTTGTACGAAGCCGAGCAGGAAGAGCGCGACAAGTCGCCGATTTACTTCGCCCCTAACATCTCCGTATACACAAGGTAACCGATGCCAATTTTCTTGGACACAACGGGACTGACTTCACTTGCCATCGCGGTATGCGATAGGTGCAAGATGAAAAAGCCGTATGTGAACTTGAGACCTGATGGCAACTCCCCCGGTCTGCGCGTCTGTGGCGACGGGTGCTGGGACACGCTTGACCCTTACCGTTTGGCGGCACGGAAAACCGAAAGGATTAACCTTCGGTTTGCACGCCCTGATGTGAGTGTTGCGGCTAACGACAACTTCCTGATGACTGGAAGCGTGAACTTGGCAGGTACAAGCCAGTTCATGATTTCGACCGAACAAAATACTCAAACTCCGACCAACACAGGGAACAAGGACACGATTGCACCGAACCCTCCAGACAATACGAGTACATAAATGTCAGCACAAGTCACCATACTTCAACTCCCAGCGGCTGGTGCTATTACAGGCACTGAGGCAGTTCCTATTGTCCAAAATGGCGTAACGGTGCAGACGACCACGGGCGCGATTGCCGCCGCCCCGTCGCAGGTTTACACCTACCTGACAGTCAACCAGACCCCGCAACTTCCAAACAGCCGCTACGTTGGCGTGACCAATGGTTTGGTTCTTACTGACGGCGGTGCGCAGGGACTCTTCAATATCAGCACCACAGGCGCTTTGTTGTCTCTGGTGAACTCTGGTACTGGCTTTCAGGTAAAAACGTCTTCTACAGCCATTACAGGGCGTTCTATCGCTGTTTCTGGCGCTGGTCTGGCAATTACTGACGGAGATGGCATTGCAGGCAATCCAACCCTGTCTTTGGCTGGTCAGGTTCAAAACCTTGCAAACGCCAGCTTAAATGGCTTTGTGGTGCTGACAAGCGCTGGCGCAATCACCTCGACTACCCTGACTGGTACAGCAAACCAGATTAACATTACAAACACCAATGGTGTGGGCAATCCAGTTTTCTCGATTGCTGATGACGCGGTGTTCCCCGGCACGGGCGCTATCACCCTCCCCGTCGGAACCACAGGTCAACGCCCCGCTGGTGTTGTTGGCAAGATGCGCTACAACTCCTCCGATGGAGCCTATGAAGGCTACTCTGCGGGTGCATGGAGGCAATTCTCTCTTGCTGGTGGCGTCACTGAGGTCAACACTGGCACAGGTCTGACGGGTGGGCCTATCACTGGTATTGGCACGATTTCGATTGCTGACACCGCTGTTACGGCTGGCGCTTATGGCTCTTCGACTCAGGTCGGAACCTTTACCGTCAACGCCCAAGGTCAACTGACTGCCGCCGCCAACGTGGCTATCAGCGCTACAGCAATTGGCGCGGTGACCACTGTCAACGGCACGGCAAACGAAATTACCTCGACAGGCACAACAACTGTCACGTTGTCTTTGCCTACGGCTTTGACTTTTACAGGTAAAACAGTCACTGGTGGAACCTTTACAGGCACTACCGTAAGTGGAGCCACGCAGACTGGCGGAACTATCAACAACACCTCAATTGGCGCAACGACTGCCAACTCTGGTGCTTTTACGACCCTAACAGCGTCTTCCAGCGCCAGCGTGGCTGGTGATACTGTTGCGACACTGACTGCGGTTCAGACCTTGACAAACAAGTCCATGTCTGGTTCTGCAAACACATTTACAAACATTCCCAACAATGCGTTGACCAACAACACAATTGTTTTGGGAACGACCACTATTGCCTTGGGTGGCACGTCACTGACCCCTGCTGGATTGACCAGCGTGACGGTGACCCAAAACCCAGTCGCGGCGCTTGACTTAGCGACCAAGCAGTATGTGGACACTTTGGTTGCTTCTGGAATTCACTTCCATACGCCAGTCCGCGTTGAGTCGCCTACCAATCTAAACGCAACGTACAACCAACCGGGCGGGGCTGGAGACGGCGTTGGCGCAACTCTGACAAACGCAGGCACGCAAGCCGCCTTGGCAATTGATGGCATTACCCTTTCAGTCAACGACCGTGTGTTGATTTACACGCAAACAAACCAAACCCAAAACGGTGTGTACGTTGTGACAGACGTGGGTTCTGGTTCGACAAACTGGGTTCTGACTCGCTCAACCGACACCGATACTTACGGACTTGTTAGTCCAACAACGCTGGGTGAAGGTTCAACTTTCTTTGTCCAGCAAGGCACAACTGGCGCGGGTGAGACATACACCTGCAACACTTCTGGCGTTATCGTATTTGGTACAACCAACATTACGTTTGTCCAAATCTCTGCAACACAGATTTATTCCGCTGGCACTGGCCTGACCCTGACGGGTACGCAGTTCAGCATCAGCAACACTGCGGTCTCCGCAGGCGCGTATGGCTCTGCCACGCAAGTGGGAACCTTCACAGTCAATGCACAGGGTCAGTTGACTCTGGCAGGCAACACCACAGTGACTCCAGCGGTCGGTTCTATCACTGGACTGGGTACAGGTGTCGCAACTGCCTTGGCAATCAACGTAGGCTCTGCTGGTGCTTTTGTGACGTTCAATGGTGCGCTAGGTACACCAAGTTCTGGTACTCTAACGAATGCGACAGGGTTGCCTCTTACGACGGGTGTGACTGGCACGCTACCGATTGCAAACGGCGGAACAAATTCAACTGCAACACCAACAGCAGGTGGCGCGGCTTATGGAACTGGAACTGCCTTTGCGTTTACGGCGGCAGGCACAGCGGGTCAAGTATTAACATCGGCAGGGTCAGGCGCACCAGTGTGGTCGGGCATCTCTGGCGGAACATTCTGAGGAAATAGAAAATGGCACAAGCAGGATACACCCCAATTCAACTGTATTACAGCACCACTGCGTCTGCTGTACCTACTGCTGGCAACCTGAACAGCGGTGAGTTGGCAATCAACATCACTGATGGCAAGCTGTACTACAAGAGCAATGCTGGCGTAGTAACTTTGCTTGCTGGTGCAACGGCAGGCCCAGCAGGCGGCTCCAACACTCAGGTTCAGTTCAACAGTTCTGGCGCATTGGCTGGTTCTTCAAACATGACATTCAACGGCACTACGCTGACTGTTAACGACCTGACCGATTCTTCTTTGACTGCCACTCGTGTTGTGTATGCAGGTGCGTCAGGTAATTTAGTTGACTCTGCCAATTTGACGTTTAGCGGTAGCGCGCTTGCTGTTACTGGTTCATTTAGCGCAACGACAACGATTGCCGCTGGCGGCGCAATTAAATCTACTGGCGCAAACCTTGTAAACGAGGCTAGTGCCGTCAAGTTAAGTCAAGAGGGTGTTTCGACATCCACTATCACTGCTTATGGGACGAACGCCTCAACACAAGGCTCTTTAAATATTTCGCTGAAATCTTCGGATGGAAGCGTTCAAAGCACAAGTGCAACATTTAACGCCACAGGGCTTGGTGTTGGAGTTTCTCCTACCTCAATTTTTAATGCCTCATTTTCTGGCGGTGCTGTTTCTGGTACGCATTCAATGGGGTTTGGCATCCCCTATGCCGCAAACTTGCAATTGAAAAGCACCAACGCAGGCACATCTGTTGCTGTTGCTTCTGTTGGTCTGTATTCTAATTTAGAGCGCACCAGAGAATTTGCGTTCTTTAATCAAGCAGATGACACAAGGTCTGGGTACTTGGGTTATCAGTATGTTAGTGGTAGTGCGGTTAATAACTTGACACTGTTTAACGCACTTGCTGGCGATTTAATTTTTGGCACTAACAACGGAGAACGCGCTAGGTTTAACTCAAGCGGCTACTTGCTAATCGGAACCACTGCCGCTGATACTTCTGGTTCAGCGTGCCAAGGGCCATTGCAAGTCCAAGGCCCAGTCAACGGGGCGTTGGGAGCAGATGTAGGCCCACACACTTTCGCAGAGTTTGCTGGCGCTCAAGCAGGTTCAACCCAGACCGATTGGGGTGGTGGTATTACGCTGAAGCCAATTTTCGCTCGCGGTTCTACGGTGTTTTTGGGTGTAACAAGCCAAGGCACAAACATGGAAGGCACTCCTAATTTTGTGATTAGGAGTGGCCCATTACAAAATAACACCACTGAAATTTTTCGCATCAATAACGCTGGCGAAACAATTTTAAGTGGTGGATATGTTCCATCAACAGGTAGCCGTTTGTTTGTTCGTGGCACATCGGCTGGCGGTTACAACAACACCTTCACTGCAACAAATGCAACAGTTTCAATTGTCAGCAATGAAATGACTGATGGCGCATGGAGCCCCACGCTAAACATTGCCACAGTGCGCCAATCACTTACTACTGGCAGTACCTCTTTTGGCGGTATTGGTTTCTCCACAGTTGATGATTCAAACAACAGTGGTCAATACGACGCTGGTCGAATTGCGATTGTCAATGAGCAGACATCCACGGTGCTTTCTGCAACTGCATTGGCGTTTTATACGCAAGTTGGCGGTGTGTCTAACACCAACGCTTCAACGGAGAGGATGCGCATCAATTCCAGCGGTTTTGTGGGAATCGGCACAACTTCGCCAGTTGCGGCATTGCAAGTTATTTCTTCAGGAACTGCTGTCACTACCCCTCCGGGTAATGGCGGGATATATATCCAAAATAACGGGGCAAGCGCATTCGATGCCGCCGTTTATGTTATTGCTGGACAATCAGGAAACGCAAGACTTAATTGCGGTTACAGCACTGGAGCATCAAACACATCTGTTGTGGCTCAGTTCTTTTCAGACAACGGTTCAACAAGGGCTGTCGTTGTTGCTGGCGGTTCTGGCGGTGTGTATGTTAGTTCAGGTGGAACCTCTTGGAACTCATTGTCTGATGAAAGACTCAAAGACATCATCGAGCCGATTACAAACGCTTCTGCAAGTTTGAAAAATTGGCGTACTGTTATTGGTAAATACAAAACAGATGCAGATGGCGTTCGTCGTGTTTTCTTTATCGCTCAAGACATTCAGAAAACAACTCCAGAGGCTGTTGATTCAACGAAAGAAGAAGAACTTGGATTGCGTTATTCGGACACAATCCCCGTTGTCACTGCCGCAGTCAATGAGCATACAGATGAAATTGCATCCTTGAAAAACATCATCGAAACCCTCAAGGCTCGTTTGGATGCCGCAAATCTTTAATCACTGAAAGGAAAAATCATGTCAGCAACTATCACTTGGACTATTGAATATATGCAATGTAAACCTGTAGAGGGTTCGTACACTGATGTTGTTGTTGTCGCAGGTTGGCGCTGTAATGGCTCACAAACAGCCAACTCCGTAAACTATGCGGCATCGGTTTACGGCACAGCTGGTTTCCCCATGCTCGAAGGTACATTCACACCTTACGACCAACTGACTCAAGACCAAGTATTGGGTTGGTGTTGGGCGAATGGTGTGAATAAAACCGCTGTAGAAGCAAGCGTGCAATCATCTCTTGACCAGCAAATTAACCCGCCAATTGTTCAACCACCTTTGCCTTGGGCTTCGGCATAATAGAAGAAGGGCGAACCGCTGGCCCATAACAGCGGAAATTTTTAAGGAAAATGGCAATGGAAAAACTGACTCTTTCAACACAACTGGTCAACGGCATTCTTCAGTATTTGGGCAACCAGCCCTATGCTCAAGTTGCTCAATTGATTCAAGGCATCCAACAGGAAGCCCAAGCACAAGCCCAGCCTGAGAAGGTTGAGGCTGAACCCGTGAACTAAGGGGGAAGCATGGAAGCGGTTCACGAATTAGCCACCGAGACTGATAAGCGCCTAAGCGTCCACGAGGCGATTTGCGCTCAGAGGTACGAGGGTATTCAGGCCCGCTTCGATGATGGTTCCAAGCGCATGAACAGGATTGAGTATCTCTTGTACATACTCATTGCTGTCGTGTTGCTTGGCCCCGGCGTTGCCGCCGAGTTTGTTAAAAAACTTTTGGGGATGTAAATGGCTGAAGAATCTTCAAAGCACGCACTCATTGAAAAAGTGGCTTTTGCCATTCTGCCAATCTTGTTTACCTGCGTGGTGTACTTGATGAACTCACTCTCCCACCTGTCGCACGAGGTCACAGTGCTGAACAACAAAATCAGTCTGGTTGTTACCAGTGACAACAAACAAGCCACCAACACGGGCGCTGAGTTGGCGAGAGAAAAACTCCGTCAGGACTTAGAAAAAGAAATTCAAAAGAACCGTGATGACATCATGCACAACAGGCAAGACATCGCTGTCATTTACGAAAAAATGAAAGGCAAATGATGATTCCAATAGTTGCGTCACTCCTCGGTACATTGGCTCAGAATGGTCTGGGCCTTTTGTCTTCTGCAATCCAAGCCAAAGGCAAGGAAGTCGTCGAGAACACGCTAGGCGTGAAGATTTCCGACAACCCGTCTGACGCCGAGGTCGCCAAGTTGCGCCAGCTTCAGTTTGACCACGAAGAGCGTTTGCTTGAACTGGGTATTGAAAAGGCTCGTATTGAGCAGGAGGAACTCAAAGCCCTCCTCGCCGCGCAAGCCAACCAAGAAGACAACGTCAGCAAGCGCTGGCAGGCTGATATGTCCTCCGACTCTTGGATGTCAAAAAACATCCGCCCAATGACTCTGGTTTACATCCTGACCGCCTACCTGCTGTTTGCGGGCCTGAGCGCCGCAGGCATTGATGTCAACGAAGCCTACGTTTCTCTGCTGGGTCAGTGGGGGATGCTCGTGATGACGGCCTACTTTGGCGGTCGTACCGTTGAGAAGGTCATGGAGATGCGCAAAGGGGGTGACAAATGAGCCTGAGCCAAGAACAAGCCGCATTCCTGCTGGATGCCTGCAAACTCATCCAATACGCCACTGAGCAGGGTTTTATGGTCACTGGTGGGGAGTTAGCCCGAACACCTGAACAGCAGGCTCTGCACGTCAAGGCAGGGCGCTCCAAAACTATGAATTCCATTCACCTCAAGCGCTGTGCCATCGACTTGAATTTCTTCAAGGATGGGCAGATAATCTGGGACAAGGGCATCCTTGCACCTTTGGGTGCATATTGGGAAACTTTGCACCCTAAAAACCGCTGGGGTGGAAACTTTAAATCACTGGTGGATTGTCCACATTTTGAACGAAACGTGGGGTAGATATGGCAACCGCATCGGTAATGACTTACGACTCTTTAGTCGAGAACATCCAGTCTTACCTAGACCGAACTGACGCGGATACCCTCGCCAAGATTCCTCTGTTCATTATGTTGGCAGAGCAGATTATTGCCAGCCAAATTAAGTTCCTTGGCAACCTGACGGTGCAGACATCGACCATGACAATTGGTCAGCCTATCATCGACAAGCCTGCCCGCTGGCACAAGACAGTCTCCATGAACGTCACCGTAGCGGGTCAGAAACAGCCTGTATTGCTCCGCAAGTACGAGTACCTACGCGAGTACAACCCAGACGCCACGGTGACTGGTGCGCCAGAGTATTACGGTGACTACGACTACACCCATTGGCTTGTTGCTCCATCCCCTAATCTGGCGTATGAGTATGAGGTTCTGTACTACGAGAGACTTCAGCCTCTTGATTCTTCCAACCAAACGAACTGGTTCACCATCTACGCCCCACAGGCGTTGCTGTATGGGTCTTTGTTGCAGGCTATGCCGTACATCAAAAACGATGAGCGGATGCCTATGTGGCAACAGAATTACGACCTCATTATTCAGACCTTGAAGTCTGAGGATGTACAGCGAATTGGTGACCGTCAAGCTACTGTATTGGATACCTAACCATGTCATTTAATTCGCCATTCACAGGCAACGTCGTTCAACCGACGGATGTCTCCTATCGCCGCATCATCCTGACAGCCGACTTGCAGTTGGAATGGCCTATCAACGGCACAACGACTGACGATGCCGCCGCCCGCATCATGGAGGTGTCGACAGTCTCCGCCGCAAACGAATTGTGGATGCCACCTGCCAACCAAGCATCGGTCGGTCAGGATGCCTTGATTCGCAACGTCGGCGCTGTGGCTGTAACGGTCAAAGACTACACAGGCGCAAACACAATTGTGACGATTGCCGCAGGTGAAGCCCAATACATCTACATCGTCACCAACGCTACTACCGCAGGTACTTGGGGCATCATTGCTTTTGGTATTGGCTCCTCTGGTGCTGACGCCGCTACCCTTGCTGGCTATGGCTTGATTGCCATCGGTCAGACGCTAAATCAGTCTCAGCCAGTAACTACCTTTTCTTCAAACTACACCGCGCTAGACTCTGACCGCTCAAACACTTATGTGTGGACAGGTGGTGCGGGTACTTTGACGTTGTCAAGCGCGGCTACTCTTGGCGACAACTGGTTCATGTTTTTGCGTAATAGCGGTACTGGTGCGTTGACTGTGTCAGGAACTGGTGGCAATACCATCAATGGTTCCGCCTCCTTGGTTTTCCAACCTAGCGACTCAGCAATTATTGTTTGCTCTGGCACAACTTTCTACACTGTTGGCTTGGGTAAGAACACGCAGTTTGCTTTTACCCAACTGACAAAAGCCGTCACCACTGGAACTTACACCCTGACTGCCGCAGAAGCGTCAAACGTGGTGCAGAAGTACACAGGAACGCTGACAGGCAACGTCACCATCATTGTCCCCCCGACGGTGCAGGTGTACTACGTTCAGAACGCAACAGTGGGTGGGGCAAGCAATTTCACCATTACGCTTACAACTAACACTGGCGGCTCTTCTGCAACGATTGCATCTAATCAGCAAGCCACTTTGATTTGCGACTCCGTGAACTTGGTTAACGCCAATACGGTTCTTGCGGGTTCGTCCTCAATTGGTCTGATTAACGGCACAGTAAGTTCTCCTGCTCTGTACTTTGCCTCTGAGGCATCGACTGGTATATATCGAGCCGCTTCTGGCGAGTTTAATACCGCCATTTTGGGTGTGTTGCGCTCCACGCTTTCGGCGACTGGGCTGGCAATTGTTGGGACGGGCAACTTTACAGGTGGCGTTTCTGGCGGAGCGTTCTAATGGTCAAGAAGGTTTTTACTATCGACACGTTGCCCGGCGTCCAACGGGACGGCACGATTTTCGATATGAACTTCTACACAGACGCACTTTGGGTGCGTTTTCAACGTGGGCGTCCTCGTAAGATTGGCGGCTACCGCGCCATCACCAGTGACGCTAAGGGATACTCTCGCGGGCTATACGTCAACTCCGTAGATGGCAACAACCAAGTATTCAACGGCTACAACAATGGCCTTGAAGTTCTCAACATCGACAACAACGGCGTCGGCTCTGGCATTAACCAAATAAACTTTGGCTCCAATATTTTGACGCTAGGCACAGTAACTGGCGGCACTGCCTACACCAACGGAACCTACACTGCCGTGGCGCTTACTGGCGGCACAGGTACAGGTGCAATAGCCACCATCGTAGTCGCTGGCAACACCGTGACCACAGTCACCATCACCAACGGCGGCAACTACTACAACGTAGGCGACGTTCTGAGCGCACCAGCGGCAAGCATTGGCGGAACTGGCTCAGGCTTCTCCGTCCTAGTGGCAACCGTCAATGGCTCGTTCATTCCAAGCGATTTGAACCTGTGGCAATTTGACTCCATGTTTGACTCGCAGGGAAGCAACAATCAATTACTGTTGGCTCACGCTGGTCAAAACCTTGCACAGACCGACGCCATCGTGAACACCATTGTGTTTGCTGGCGACATCAGCGGAACCAATATGTCTCCTTTGGCTGACACGTCAGGCTCTACTCCAACAAACGACCTGATTGAAGTATCTGGTGGTGTGGTGGTGCTTCACCCTTACGTCTTTGTCTATGGTGACAACGGCCTCATCAAGAACTGCACAGCAGGCAATCCATTCAATTGGAACGGCGCGGACGCCAACGAGACAAACGTGTCGTCGACCAAGATTGTCAAAGGTCTGCCAGTGCGTGGCGGCTCCAACGCTCCTTCGGGTTTGTTCTGGTCGCTGGACTCGCTGATTCGCGTCAGCTACACACCTACCACCGTGACGGTTGCAGGTTCTCCTCAGACCTTCTACTGGCGCTATGACATCATCTCTAGCCAGTCTTCTATTTTGTCCAGTCAGTGCGTCATTGAGTACGACGGCATCTACTATTGGATTGGTGTTGACCGCTTCTTGCTCTACAACGGTGTGGTCAAGGAAATCAAGAACACGTTCAATCAAAACTACTTCTTTGACAATCTGAACTACAACCAACGCCAGAAGGTGTATGCCAACAAGGTTCCTCGCTTTGGCGAAATCTGGTGGTTCTTCCCATCGGGCGACAGCGAAGAGTGCAACGACTGCATCATCTACAACATCCGTGAAGACTGCTGGTATGACGCTGGACAAGCATTAGGTGCATACCGCACTGCTGGTTTCTTCTCAACAGTGTTTCGCTTTCCCATCAACGCTGGCGCAACCTTGAGTGAGTTGACCGAAGTGTTCTCTACCACCGCCACCACGGTGAACGGTAGCGCCAACATTGAAATTCCAAACAGCAACTTGGTGTTGTTGGGTCAGCAAGTTATTGGTGCAGGCATCACGAACATTTCGATTGTGATTGCAATTGCGCCAAGCGCGACGCCCAATTACTACACCGTCACGTTGGACAACCCTGCCACCGCCTCTGCAACCGTTCCTGTTTCGTTCAATACGACCGCAGGTAGGGTTACCCTATGGCAACATGAAATTGGCACTGACGAGGTCATCTTCGAGTCCTCTAACGCCATTGACAGCTTCTTCCAAACCAGCGACTTAGGTTTTGTGGCTGGTGGCCCTGCCCAGACCGCGCCCGTGGGCGAGAACTTCTGGGTCAACTTAGAACGTGTCGAGCCTGACTTTGTTCAAGAGGGCGAGATGACTTTGCAGGTCACAGGGCGTCCTTATGCCCAGTCGCAAGACGTACCCTCGCAAGAGTACCCGTTTGACCCAGATACAGGCAAGATTGATATGCGCCAACAAAGGCGCGAGATTCGCTTGCGTTTTAGAAGCAACGTGAGCGGTGGTGATTACCAAATGGGAAAGGTGTTGTTGAGCGTGACGCTTGGCGACGTCAGACCTTTCGGAAACTAATATGGCGCTTGCTGTTGTATACGACCCTCGATACCACACATGGAACTCTTGGTCGAGTCTTATGTGCGAGGCGTATGCGGCGCAACAGCTATCAATGAACACTCCCGAAGAGGAGTGGCAAAAGTGGGCGGCTGGACTGAAGGCTATCGACGTTTTTGAGAACGAGGGTATCCCCGGCCCCTACATATACGAGAACTGGTATGACTGGGCGCAAGCCGTAGTCGGAGCAGTCAATCAACCCGCAGAGGACACGGCAACATGAACTTCATTGAAATCTTTAACTATGTGGCAAAGGTGGCGCGACCAGCACACGCCAAAGTAACCATCGCAGAGTCGATGGACGACGTCTTTCAGGAAATCGGATTGGACAGCCTTGATGGGCTAGTCATGCTGATGTACTTCGACGAACTCTATGGCATTGATGATGCTGTCAGCAAAGAGTGGTCGCCCAAGTCCGTCCAAGAACTCCATGACCTTGTGATGGCAAACAAAACCAAAGAGCCAGCGTCTATGGAAGAAGTCGTCGAGGTGTGCAAATGATTTATCTCACGCACTATCGCACAGCCTGCACCGAAGAGGTCGAACTCTTTGATGACATCATCTACCCCCAAAAGGTGAACTGGTTCCCAGACACCTACAACCGAACAAAATCTGGTCTGGTCTACGTCCCCCACAAGCTGGCGGAGAAAGTCCTTGACCCTGAGTTGCTTACCCACCTACGGGAAAATCCTGTGGGCAAGACAGCATTCATTCTTGCTGGCGGCAACGCACACTTTGCTGGCATCGGTCAGAGAGAGTACAACTCTCGCTTGACCTATACCTACAAGTTCCTGCCATTCACGTTGACGCAGGTCTATGCGGGTCGTATCGCTCAGTCTTTTGGTGAGATGGACATGGTCACCACCGATGCCAGCGCCTGCGCTTCAAGCCTCAAGGTAATGATGGATGTCCAAAACCTCATCCAGTTTTACAAGTTTGACCGTGTGATTGTGTTGACAGTCGAAGACGGCGTCTCCAACGCTGTGCTGGAGTTCTTTGGTGATTCCAAGGCAGTGTTGACCGAAAAGCAGGAGCAGGAGGGCATAAAGCCATCCGCTTTTGATTCGACCAACTTTGGGTTTCGGATTGGTCAGGGCGCGGCTTTGGCGGTATTTGAGTCCCGTGAGGCGGTGGCTCAACAGCAAATCAAGCCCCATGCTCGTCTGGTGGGGGCTTACAGCGCCTCAGAGCGCTCTACAAACGCAATTGGGCAGTGTGAGGATGGTGAGGGCTTTATTAAGGCTATGGAGGGCGCAATCCACTATAGCAATATATCCCCTGATGAGATTAAAATAGTCAAAACCCACGGCACTGGAACTGCGTCCAACAACAAGGCTGAAAAGAACGCCTTGACCCAAACGCTAAAAGCATTCGTTGCAACCTCGTATAAACAAAAAATTGGTCATACGATGGGTAGCAGTGGATTGCTTGAGACACTTTTACTTTTAAACGATATTAGGTCTGGCGTTGTTCCAGCGATTGCAAACCGAACTGAAACCGATTCGGTATTCCTTTCGGAATCGACAACACCACCTGATGGTCTGATAATGAGTCTGGCGGCTGGGATGGGAAACATCTATTCCGCCGCAATATTTAAGGGGATGTGATGCTGGTCGATAGCAAAAAGAAACAACTAGGTCAAGAGGCAATCGTGATGATTGCGGCTCAGGAGACCAAGTCACCACACCCCGCGTCCACCATCTATGCGGCAATGGTCAAAGAGATGAATATGCCCGGCACATCCATCGTGCGCGAAGGCAACACTCTTTTTGTCATCCACGTTGGAGAGGGTCGTGTTGGATTTTTCCGCGCACTGAATGCAGACACCGCCCGCAACTACCTAGAGAGTTCATACGCCTTCATTCAAGCCGCGTACAAGATGGGCTTTGACGTCCTCGTAAGCGACTTTGAAGACCCGACCATTATGAACATATTTAAAGCAATTTCACGCAACCCTCCTCAAGAGGGCATGGGCTACAGAGCCGAGAGAACCAAAACTGGTTTCCGCGTGACGGTCAAGTTAGGGCCAAAGCGGGCTGAAAGGGATTAAAAATGAGCGCAGTTGTAGAAGCAATTTCCGATGCAGTTGGCGACGTATTTGAGGCGGTTGGTGATGTCGTTGAAGACGTTGTTGACTTCGTTGGTGATGCTATCGAAACGGTTGGTGATGTAGTCCAAGCAGTAATTGACGACCCACTTCCAGTTCTGCTTTCTGTTGCAGGGACTTTTGTAGGCATCCCACCAGCCATCACAATGGGCGCGGTTACTGCGGCGCGAGGCGGAGACCTTGAGGACGTTGTTCTGTCTATGGGTACGGCGTACTTTGCGCCTAGCGTTGGTAACGCTATATCTTCTACTGTTTCCTCAGCATTCATTGAAGCTGGCGTAAACGAAACATTCTCTCAAGTTGCAAGCAATTCAATCAGCAAGGGCTTAGTCAACGGCGCAATCGCTGAAATCAAAGGCGGCAGTTTTGAAGACGGCTTTGCTGGTGGCTTCACTGGTGGCATGGTCGCTGGCGGTGTTGGCGAAGTTGCCAACTACGTCAAGCCAGACGTCATTGAGTTGGCGATGGAAAGCGGCTTAGACCTGCAAGACGCAACTGCTGTTTTCAACGCAGGCACAAGAGCGGTCTCCTCTGGAGTTACTGCTGAGATAACTGGTCGCGGAGACTTCGCTACCTCATTCACAAACAGCGCTATTGGCTCAGGTATTGACGCTGGCACACGCTCTTTAAACGCCACGATTGACGAGCAGTTCCGCACTGCCGCAACTGACTGGAACGAGAAAGAACCTGAAGGCGAACCCGTTGAAGTTGCTACCACTGGCGCTGGTATCCCTAATGAAATTGTTGGTCAGGTGACAGTATCTGGCTATGGCGTAGAAAACGATGCAGGAACATTTAATGTTGCCGAAGTATTGGCTGAATCTCAAGATACCCAAGAGGCTACCAATACGCCCTCATCGAGCATTGGCGAAACGGCAACATCTGACATTTCAGTTCTTCCAGAAACGCAATTAGCTGAAGCGCCTCAAGGTGAGACTGTTTACGACTTTGCAGACCTAATTGGTGATGTAACTCCTGTAAGTTCTGCGCCTTCCGAAAACGTCTCTTTGAGCGACGTCATCGCTGACGCTGGTCTTTCTGATACAGGTTTTGCAGACAACATTTCTTTAAGCGATGTAATTGCTGACGCTGGTATTTCTGATACGGGTCTTACTGGCGATTACTACGATGAGACCTCTCTTGCTGACGTCACTGACGAAGAAGATTTTTACGACACCCCAGAAAGTGTCATCGACGTTGCCGAAAACATTCCAACAGACGAAGCGCCTGTTACCTCAGTTGAGCCAAAAGGCGCGTTGACCACAATTGCTGAAACGACTGTCCCAGCAATTGATTTGGATACCACTGCGCCTGCGGTTGTTTCCGAAGCCCCAGTATCTGAAAACCTGTTGACTTCTGGATTGGCGGCTGAACAACCTACAGGTGGATTGAACGCTGTTGCACAAGCAGAACAAGTAACGCCTGAAGCTAAGATGGCAAGTTCTCTGGGTCTAAAACCCACAGACATTACCAAGCCAATGGTGGCAACTGTAGGTAATTTGCTCAAGCAATCCTTGACGAAAAAGAAGCCTCCTGTGCGTCGCCCTCCTGCACCTCGACCTGTTGGTGGTTTGCAAATGGCACGCGCAAAGCCTACGGCACGCAAAGCGCCGCCTGCACGCATGGACGTTGCAAGTCTGATTCCAATACAGAAGGCAACGCCATTGTTAAAAACTCCTACAGCGGCTCCCGCAAAAACTTTAAGCAAGGGCGCTAAGTTGACGCCAATAACTGACATTGCGACATTGACATCGCTGGTAAAGAATTCGGGGTAAAACATGGCTATTCTAAAAAAACGCACATCAAGCAGACAACTCCCAAGCGCAAGGGGGCTTGACCGCGCACCGCTGGATAGCATCATTCGCGGTGTAGGTAACGCGCCAGCACTCACTGATAAAGGCGACTTGTCAATCACGTCTGCTGGTGGCGTTGGTGGCTCCAATGCTGTTAAATCCGCAGGCTCTGGAAGCCGCCCCTTCACCTCTGCGTTTACCAACCCAGCGACCAACAGGCCATCAATTACTACAAAGACATCTTCAATACCCAAGACAGCCTTGGCTCCTAAGACGCCTTTGACAAGCACAACAACAACCACCACAAAACCAACAATCACAAACAAGACGACGACTACACCTACAACTAAAACGACGCCTACATCGATTGTAAAAAAACCAACAGTTACGCCAACAAAAACAAACACAAACTCCACTACCAACAAGGTGGTGAACGCGCTCACGGGCGCGGCGATTGGTGCTGGAACAAAACTAATCATTGACAAGATTACTGGCAAGCCAACTGTTGTCAAAACTGGCTCTACAGGCTCAAACACCTCTGGCGGCACAAAGCCTCCCGTTGGTGGGACTCCAAAGCCTCCTACTGGTGGGACTCCCAAACCACCTACTGGCGGAACCGCAAAACCACCTACTAGTGGCGCAACACCTCCTGCTGGTGGGACAAAACCGCCTGTTGCCCCTAAGTCTGGCTCAGGCAGTCCAACAAGCGTTATAAAAAATCCTGCAACAGGTTTGCCTACTGGAACTGGTTTCGGTGATGAAAAAGAAGAGTTCACAACTGACTCTTTAGGTAACACTTACAAAACCATGCCTGACGGAACATCCGTCTTGTATCGCGCCGCCGAAGTCCCTGAATATGATTTCACAACCGACTCTTTAGGCAACGTCTACAAAACAATGCCTGATGGAACTTCAGAACTTTATCGTGCCGCTGATGTTGCTGAAGACGAATACACCACCGATTCTTTAGGCAACACCTACAAGACCATGCCTGATGGCACGTCTGTGCTTTATCGTGCCGCAGAGGTTGAGGATGATTTTCCCACTACAAATGTTGGCGACGACAGCACAACAAACGAGTCTCAATATTTTCAAGATGAAGACGGCAATATTTACATGATGAATTCTGACGGTGGGTATGACCTATACCGCGCCGCAGAAGTAGATGAAGATTTTTCTGAACAGCCAGTTGTCGAAGAAGAACAATATTACGACGATGGTGAAGGCAACACTTACATCTTGAATGACAGTGGCGAATACGAGTTGTATCGCGCCGCTGAAGTGCCAGAAGACATTCTTGAAGAAGACTACGACCTCTTTAACAGAGGTAATGAAGACTACACGCCTGTCGAAGACGACAACTACTATGACTACGGCAGTAGTTATGACGACCCTTACTACGATTACGGCAGTAGTTACGACGACACCTATAACGACGACGACACTTACTATGACTACGGTGACGACTACCCAGACATAAAACGCGGAGGCTTGATTACTATGATGAAAAAAGGCGGAGTGCCACGTTTTGAAGACGGCGGATATTCTGAAACCGACGAAGAAGTTCAACCTTGGCAAAACGTCAATTACAACTACGGTGAAGAAGACGACCCAACAATGACGGGTTACACGTTGACTGGAAATCGCAACCCAGTTGGAAACACTTACGAAAGAAATGTTGCCTCGGATGAGGGGGATGACTTCACGCCCGTCCCCGGCCGTCAATACTTTGATGATGGCTCCTACATTGATACGTTCGATGACGGTAGCACGATGACGTATGACTACGACGGAAACCTCGTTGATACATCAGAGGCTTACCAAACCACAAGGGACGATGAGGGTAACTACATTGTCACTGACGGTTTTGGAAACATGACCGTTTACGACCAAAGCGGAAACTTAATTCCTTTGGGTGGTGGTCGCGTGAATGCTGGCCCAATTACTAACGTAGGTAGCGGAACACGACCGCCAACTCCTAGCGCTCCTCGCAATCCTGATGCTCCACCAGCGCCAACAAATATTGGCTCTGACCTTCTAGACACAATCACTGGCGCACTTGGTACAACCGCAGGTGCGGCGGGTGCAGGCGCTTTGATTGCCTCTTTGCTTGGCAGTGATTTTGGTGGTGGTACTGGAACTCAAAACCAAGGATTGGATATGTCTCAAGTGGGCGTCATCAACCCACGCACGACTGACTTTGGAATTGGCCCAACTCGGTTTGTGGGTTACGAAGACTACGGCACAAGTGATGGTGACTACACGCCGAATGCTGAGTTGCTGAAGAACCTAAACGCGCCGGGGTACAACCCCGTGAACGAAGGCGACTACGGCTACGAAGAAGTTGAAGAAGAAGTTCCACAAATGGCTTCTGGTGGCTTGTCCTCAATGGCTACCCCCGTGGCTTCGTACTACACCTTTGGTCAACCTGCTGACATCTTGGCAAACTTGGGAATGCGTTCGCAACCCCCAATGAACCCACCTGAGATGATGCCCCAGATTGGTCAACAGCAACCTCCCCAGCAAGCACAACAGCAGGGTCTGCCACAGCAACAACCTCCTCAAATGGCGCAACAAGTGCCACAAGGGATGCCACAGCAGGGCATGATGCCCCAACAGCAGGGTATGCCCCCTCCAATGCGCAAGGGTGGTTTGCCACACGCCTCAAACGTGCCAATGGTCGAAGGTCGCATGGACTTCCGCAAAGGCGCGGCTGTGCATGGTGCAGGCGATGGACAGTCGGATGACATCCCAGCTATGCTGGCGGATGGCGAGTATGTGATTGACGCTGAGACCGTGGCTCAGATTGGCAACGGCTCAACTAAGGCAGGCGCAAAGGCTTTGGACAAGTTCCGAGAGAGCATCCGCGCCCACAAGCGTTCTGCCCCCGTCAACAAGATTCCGCCCAAAACAAAGGCACTGACCTCATACCTTAAAGGAGCGAAATAATGGCTGGCTTATTTCAGGGTGACCCACTACCCTCGATTACCAAGACGACGGAAGCCCAACAGACGGCTCCAGAGTTTTACACGAATTACCTGCAAGACATCGCCAACTTAGGTCAGAACGCTGTCCAACAGGGCGGCATCGCTGGCTTCAGTCCTTTGCAACAGCAAGCCTTCCAGATGGCTCCAGACGTCGCGTTTGCTGGCGCTGGGTCTTTGGGTGCGGCTTCTCAATTGCTAGGCGAGGCGGGCGCTACAACTGTTCCTGACGTCATTGCTGACTACATGAACCCCTATCAATCCGCTGTGGTGGATGAGATGGGCCGTCTGACTCAGCGCAACGTCCAAGAAAACATCCTGCCAAACCTTGGCGCGGCGGCTGTTGGCTCTGGTCAATTTGGCTCACGTCGTCAACAGCAGGTCACTGGCAACGCTTTGCGCGACATCCAAGCTGACTTGATGGGCAAACAAATGCAAGCGCTCCAACAGGGCTACACCACCGCTGGAACGCAGGCTCAGGCAGACTTGTCTCGCGCCTTGTCCGCTGGGCAGGGCTTTACCAATTTAGGTCAAGAGCAACAGCAACTAGGTACAGCGGGTCTCAAGACCATGTCCGACTTTGGCGCTCAACAGCAGGCTCAAGGTCAGAAGTTGCTTGACTACCCAATGGCTCAGACCCAACAGTTTGCCAAGCTGATGCAGGGTTATCAAATTCCTATGGGTACAACCACGCAGGCGACTGGCTCCGAGGGTTATTCCAACAGCCCGTTGTCGCAAATTGCTGGTTTAGGTTCCTTGGTTGCGTCGCTCTTTCCAAATTCTGCGGCATCCGAAGCGGCAATCGCAGAAGCAAATGCCAGAAAAGCCTATTACGAAAGAGGCGGTAAACCTATTGCCAAAGGCGGCGTAATTCGCAAGGCGCATGGAGGCGGTGTTCGCCTTGCTGATGGCGGAATGGCTCCTTCTGGCGCAGAATATCACGATGGCAACGGAAATTTTTACGATGCCGATGGCTACTTAGTGGGGTAAAGAATGGCAATTCCAACACAAGGTGGTTTGGGTCAAGCCTCCGCCGCCCAAGCAAAACCCCCTGCGCAAGCTGGAGGTAAGTTTGATGTTAACGCTGTGCAGGCTGAAAACATTGAAGAGATAACCAAAGCGAAACCCACTGGCTTAAAAGAGACAGTGATAGACGACCTTGGCGAACAGCGCGAGGCGCTGAACAATGCGCTGTTGCGTATGCGTGCAAGTTTGGATGACCGCAAGAACAGGATGTTTGACCCTGTCTTGATGCAAGCCGCCGCAGGTTTCTTAAAACCCACCAAGACGGGTTCGTTTGGCGAGTCCTTGGGGTATGCCGCAGAAGGCGCTGGAGCCGCCGCAGAGCGCGAAGCTGTCTTTCAACGAGAGAACCAAAAGCTGGAGATGGAATTGCTTGGCAAAGAGCAGGAGTTGCGTCAGCAGTTGGGTGGTGACCAGTTAATCAGCGCCCTAATGGGTGGCCCAAGAACCAATGCACCTGCACCTGCTGGAGGCGCTGTAACTACGCCGACGGGACAGCTAAGAGTCCCCGGCACCGCTTCGCCCACCGACGTTGCAACCGCACCAAATCCACAGCAAGTCTTGAGTGCGGCGGCGCAGGGTCGCATCAAAATCACAGACGACGTTTTGCTTTTGGCAAGTCGCGTTGCACCAAAGATGCTTGCAACTTTGCAAGAGATTCGTAAGTCTCAAATTGAAGAAGAAAAAATTACAATTGACCGCGAAAAATTAGGTCAAGACAAGCGCAAGGTTATTCCTCGTGGCTTGCGCACCGAGCGCGAGATGAACGTGGACGAGTACGCAAAATATAAAGCCGCGCTAGACCAATATTTTGTTGATGGCGATGAGCAGAAGTTGCTTTCTTTCTACGACAGAAATGGCTACCTTGAGTCAGAACAAGTTCGTGGTCGCAAAATTCCAAAGGCAGGCGAAACGACTGCTCCAATTAGCCCAGCAAGGTCTGCAACGGAACAAAAGGCAGAAGAGGAAACTGCAACGAAGACAGCGGCAGGTCGCGCTGAATCCGCTGAGAAGATGGCATCACGTCTTGGATTGCAGGCTGAGGCGGCGTTTGAGAACAGCAACATTGCTCAAGACATGATTGGCTATGCGAAGAACAATCCGTTGGTGTTTGACATTATGAACCGCCCCGGCCTTGGGAACGCTATCGCTCGTGCCGTGCAAGAGGGTGCAAACGCAGGCAACTTTAACATCAACCTGCCAGCCAGCACCATCAAGCAGTACGAACTCAGTGGCAACGATTTGACTGCGTTGCAGATGTTCATGCAGAAGAGCGCACAGTTGCAGTCGCGTGGTCGTCAGTTGAACAGGACGCCCGGCGAGGGCGCTACCTCCGACTACGAAACCAAACTGCTTGGTGGCATCTATGCATTGCCATCCGACAGTCAACGCGCCATCATCTTGAAGTCTGACGCGCTTATCTTGCAGGGCAAGTTTGACGAAGAGCGCTTCAAACTATGGAATCAAAAGAGCAAGCAGTCTGGCTACACCTACAACGACTTTCTTGTTGATGATGACTTCAAGGCGCTCAAGGCTGACTATCGCAAGACGCTTGACCGCGTGCGTGAAGACAACTTGGACTTGCTGTCTCCAAAGAAAAAAGAAAAAACACCAACGGCTTCCACGCCTCCCGCTCCTGCGGCTTCTCCAAAACCCGCTCCTGCTTCGTCGGCTCCACCAAAACCTGCGTCCGCAACTCCGTTGCCATCAACCGACCCGACTGTGCCATCAGGCTACATTCGAGACCCAAAAACTGGCGTAATTCGCAAGAAGCGCGAAGGGGAGTGATATGGCAAATGACCATGTAAAAATGTTTATTGAGGAGTATTCGCCAATTGCAGAGCAGGTGAGCAAACAAACAGGTATTGCTCCCTCCTTGCTTCTGGCTCAGTGGGGCATGGAGTCTAGCTACGGGCGCAAGCCTGTCGGTCAATTCAATCTTGGCAACATCAAAGATATGTCTGGCGCTGGCACTGAGGCGGTGGACAATAAAACCAAGTCCAAAGACAAGTACCTAAATTTTGAAAGCCCAGAGGCTTTTGGCGATTACTACGCTAATTTAATGCGTCGGCTATATCCAAAAGCGCTTAACGCTGGCTCAGATATTTCAGCGTATGCAGAAGGCTTGCGCAATGGCGTTAAAGGTTCTTATGCTGAAGACGAAAACTACGAAAAGGTCATTCGTGGTGCATATCAATTGACGTCTGGGTTTTATAAAGACCCAGAAGTTCCAGAGGTAAAAGTAAACCCATTTGAGGATTACGAGTCTGAGTCTTCAAAGTTCAGGCGTGAGCAAGACGAACGAGACCGCAACAAGAAGACAGAGGTTAATCCAGAAGACCAGCAGGGTGGCATTACCGCGCCTGATATTGGTGCTGGCGCTGGCGCTATAGCCAACCTACTGTTCCCTCCTATGACTAGCCCAGAGAAGGCAGTCAAGATAGATACAGGGAAAGCACAAGAGGCAAACCTGACCGCTCAAGACAAGCTAGATTTGGCTCGTCGAAATTTAAGGACAGCCGTACCCCAAGGTGCGGACAATCTTGAGGACGCCTATAGGCAAAGCCAAAGTGAACTTGAGCGCATAAAAAATGAGCAAGCGTTGCTTGAATCTAGGCTTAGAGGTCTGCCACCATCGCCTACCCCGCCAGCGCCCACTCCGCAAGAACAGTTGCAAATTGAAGCGCGGAAAATTACTGGGGCTGGAGCGCCTTACAACACCGTTCAGGCGATGGCAAGTGAGCGAGTTCCTTACAACTTGGCAAAACAAGCAATTGACATGACTCGTGGAGAGGGGCATGGCAAGGGCGCTCACGACATCATTGACATTTTTAATCAAGCAAAAGAAAAAGCCGCTAACTTGGGTGGGTCTGATTATGTTTTGACTGGGGAGAAAGGCCCCGGTGAACTCTATCTGCCCAAAGAATTTGCAGAGCCAAGAAACGCCGAAATCGAGCAACGTGCAGAGCAAACTCGCCAACAGCAAGAATTTATGGCTCAAATGCAAGAGCAAGAGCGCTTACTCCTTCAGGCTGAACTAGACCGAATTCGTCAGGAGCGTGCGGCCCAAGGCACTCGGCACAATATTGTGACAGGGCAGACCAAAGAGGCGGCTCCTCTTAAGAGAGCGCTGACAAAAGCCGAGACCGACGCAGAGATTGCTCGTCGCAAACTGGCGCGTGCGCAAGAGCAACCAAACGCCGCAGGGCGCGTGCTTCAAAACGTAGGGGCAGGCTCTGCCAAGATGGGCGCATTACCAAGAGCGGTTGTTGGTAGTGGCGCTGGCTACATTGGCGTGATGAGTTATCAGGAGGCTCTGGAGCGCTTTAAAGCTGGAGACACCAGCGAAGGCGTTTTGCAGGCTTTACAGGCGGGTTCTGCGGCGGCGGCTATGCTACCCCCAGCAGGCAAAGGATTGACCAAGGCGCGGGGCGCTGGCGTGCTTGGCACGCTAGGTCTAGGCGGATACCAAGCGGGCAGACGTCTGTTGAAAGAACGTCCGCCCGAAGAATAAGTTTAGGAGCAGTTGCCACTCTCCTCTTTGCCCCCCTTTAATCGGGGGGGCTTTTTTTACACTGGTCGTAGAGTTTCTAGTTTTTCACCGACTGCGCGGTTCATCTCTTTGACCATCTTGACGCAACGAGCGTGTTCCTTGCGTGCGTACTCCACCGCCACATATTGCTCAATGTTGTGAGCAAACTGCGTGATGTCTACCTCGTCCGCAATCAAGGGGTCTTTGCGGGGTCGGTCGCTTTGAAAGAAAATTTGCTTGATGATTTCTTCGCTTAACATTTTTTCTCCTTACTTGTAAGAGTTTTTCAGTTGCCAAAATTGTAAAAGGTTCACGAACATTTCCCAGCCACGGTCGAGGTCTTCAGCGCTCCACTCGCGCACCACGACAAGGTCAGGGACGCTACGAGAGACGAAGACGTTGGCACAGCGGGCCTTGGGGATGCCTAGACCAACTCGATAAGCTGAGAGTTGCATGAGGTGTTCATCGTAGCCGTCGACCTTTGCGGGGTCAGAGAACTCTTTGGTTTTGATGTCAGCGACGAGTCCGTGAAAGTCTGGGTCGTGAGTCGTTTGCCAGTTAGAGGTGATAGGGACAAATAAATCGCACTTACCGCCAAAACCGAGTTCATGTGCGAACGAGCGCTCAGAGACCCACTTTTGTTCGCCAAAGTGTTTGGTGATTGCGAGGTCGCAGGCTTGGACACTCTCGTGGTGTTTGCCTGTCGGGTTGTTTTCATAAAAGCCTTGAATAGATGCATGGATGTCAGTTCCCGCATCCGCCGCAGACCGACCCTGTTCTTTGGAATCGTTGATGATTCGGTCGATGTATTCCTTTTCAGGCTCGTCTGGGCGGCGGGGAAGGGTAAGCGCGGCAAGTAGCACCTGTTGCTGAAGCCAATTGGTCAGCGCAGGCTTTGCCGCAACACTCAGAATTGTAGTGACACTCGGAACCAAGTTCATGGTTCGAGCATCTCTGAGCGTGGTGTTGCGTGGTGAGCCGTCCTTCTTGGATGGCACGGTGTATTGCGGTACGCCGTCGCGGGTGTACCAATGATTTGATTCGCTTGCGCGAACCGCTGGTGTTGTGATGGTCATTGTTGTGGCTCCTTGCCTTGTTTTGCGTCGTTGTAACCGCGTATGTATTCGTCCTTCAAGCGCTGGTCAAAAATTTTCATTGCCCAGTCAATGAAAAGCAATGCTCCCTCTTCGGCATTGCCTGTAAATTGAAGCGTTGGGCCGTTGAAATCAAACCGCGCTACTTCGCCATCACGGTTATTGAACGTAATGTTGTAGTTGGGCTTCAAGTTGCCAATGCTCAGGCGCTGGCCTTCTGGGACAGAAAGGTTGGTCTCATGCCACCCAGCCATCTTTGGAAGTTCTTCAAATTCATCCATATCTTTCCTATTGAAATTCTTGGGCATCTGCCCAGTTGTACCAGCGCGTGACAAACTTCTTGAGGTCATCAAAAGACTTGCCACGCACCCTGAAGCGTCCGTCTGAGCAGAGTTGCTCGAACTTCTCAACCACCGTGTCACCATCCGTGTTGCCTTGAATGATGACCACAGTGAACTGGGGTTGCCTTGCCAGATTGCGCAGGAGCAACCCCTGTCCTTGGCTGATGCTTTCACCTTCCCGCTTCCATTCACCAACAAAGAATTTGCACTTGCGTTCAAACACCATGTCAATGTCGCAGGGCGTCGCTTTGGGGTTGGTCTCAATCAGTCCTTTAAACTGAAAGAAATCAATGTGCGACGCGTTTTGGTTACGCATGAGCCTCATGGTCAGAAGGGGATGTCGTCGTCCATGTCATCAAAGCCACTAGAAGGGGCTTTAGCGGGCGCTGGAGCGCTTGAACCGCCTCGTGCCTGCCACTCTGGCGACTTCTGGATTTTCTCCTTCAGGCCGTTGCTAAAGCTGTCAAACAGCGCCATGTCAGGCTCGTCGATAGAGAACAACTTCAACTCGTTGTGGCCTTGAGGGATTCCAGCCTTTTTGATGGCTGGTGGCACAGACATGATGGCGGCAATATTGGTGTACTCCTTGCCGTTGTTGCCCATAGCCTTGATGACCGAAATCATCGCCCACGCGCCTAGCACGTTCTTGAGTTCAAAGCCACGCAACTCGTCTGCGGTGAACTCGCGTCCACGCCACGTTTGCAGGTCTTTGCGCAGGGTTGCCATCTCCGCCAGCGAGAGCGTAAAGTTCTTGCTGATAGACATTGGCTCATTCTTGCCTGTGACAATGGGCTTGCCACTCTCGTCTTCGCCATGCACCTCAAATTGCAACATCACCTTGGGCAGTTTTTTAACCGTGCCGAGGTAGGTTGATTCTTGAGTTCCCAAGTCAATGACTCGGTAGCACCGTGCAAGGTGCATTCCTTGTGGGACAGGGGTAAATTCACCACCACCGCCGCCGCTTTCTTTCGCTATTAAAGCCATCATTCGCTCCTAGTTTCTTCAGTCAAAATTGAACTCTTGGACATCCCGCATTCAGCGCAGATGAGTACCCAATCGTCCTCGGTAGCAACGCCTGCGATGCCCCTTCTCAGAGCCTCCTCAAGCATTTGCATTCTTTCCAGCATAAGCTGGTGCATCTCACTTTCATTGTGCATGGTTCGCTTTCAAGTTAAACTGGGCGTAGTGTATCATGTTTAATCTGGTGTTGCACAACATTTTTTTTTAGTGTAACATCCGCTTAACCAAGAAAGGGATAAGATGACTCTAAGCGAATATTTTTCCGATAAACCAAGAGGGACGATGATAGCTATGGCCCGCACGTTGGGCATTAGCAAAACATGGTTCTCATTGATTGTTACGGGGCGACGACTGCCTAGCCCCGAACTGGCTCGTGACATCGAGTTGCACACAGGCAGGAAAGTGAAGAGGGCTGAACTTCGGCCCGACATTTTTGGAAAGACAGCGAAATGATATGGTACAAATTTCACATTGGTGACTACCTCACCCACACCGTGCATCTCAGCGATGCAGAGGACTTGGCGTATCGACGCCTGCTTGACCTCTACTACATGAGCGAGAAGATGATTCCGCTTGACACCGAGGCTGTGGCCCGCAAGATTCGTCTTGATTTGGACATAACCGAATCGGTTTTGGATGAGTTTTTTGAACGTACCGAAACAGGGTATTTCAACAATCGTTGCCATGCTGAAGTTACCAAGTATCAACACCAAGTTGAGAATAATCGACAACTCGGAAAGCGAGGCGGCAGGCCGAAGAAAACCGAATCGGAAACCGAATCGGAACCGAACCATAACCCTAAGAAGATACAGATACAGAAGAAGAATATAAATACATCGTCGAAATTCGACGAGTTTTGGAATGCTTGGCCTTCATCAAAACGCAAGGTCGCAAAGTCTGAGTGCCAGAAGAAGTGGGCCAAGGCTGGGTTGGACTCTGTGGCTGAGACCATCATTGCTCAGGTCAACAAACTCAAGGTGACCGAGCAGTGGACTGGCGGCTACGAGCCAGCACCCCTGACGTACATCAACCAACGTCGTTGGGAAGACGATGCAGGCACGCCAGCCGTGGGTCGGAGGGTGATATGACACCAGTCGAAAAAATGCTTGGTATGTTGACCAAGGTCAAGGGTCGCAATGGTTCTTGGACTGCCTGCTGTCCTGCGCATAACGACAAGGGGCCATCACTTGCCATCCGTGAGACCGAAGATGGTCGAGTGTTGCTTCACTGCTTTGCTGGTTGCGAGACTTTGAGTGTCGTGCAGGCTTTAGGTATGGACATGACCGACCTGTTCCCACCAGACGACAAGCGCCGCGAGTATCCCATCGAAGGCAAGAAGAGTTTGAAGCCAGCGTTTTACGCCAGCGACTTGATGCGCATCATCTCCTTTGAGGCACTGGTGGTCAGCATCTGCGCCTACGACTTAAGTCAAGGCAAGAAGTTGAGCGAGACTGACAGAGAGCGAATGAAATTATCCCAACAGCGAATTGAAGAGGCAATGAAATATGCAAACGTCTGACGTGCAAAAAAGAGCGCAGGAACTCGACGAGGCTCGTCGTATCCGTATTGTCAAACCCGACGAGGTTGACTTTGAGAAGTACCTTAAGGCCAACGACGTGGCCCAAAAGGTTAAGGGCGCTGGAGAGTTCTTGGATGAGATTGAGGCCGAGATTGCCAGCCCTGTGGTGGAGGTTTCTCAGACCATGCCTTGGACAAAGACCCACGCAGGGTTTCAGTTTCGCGCAGGCGAGGTCACGCTGTACGCTGGCGGTAACGGTGGCGGCAAGTCTATGGTCACAGGCCAGATTGCTATGGGCCTCATTAAGCAGGGCCAGCGCGTGATGATTGCTTCGTTTGAGATGAAGCCAAAGCGCACGCTGTTTCGTATGCTTCGCCAGTTTGCTGGTGAGAACATCGACTTTCCACGGTATACGGACAAAAACCGTTACCTGACAAGCCTCATCACACGCATGAGAACATTTGCTCACGCAAACCTATGGCTGTACGACCAGCAAGGCACGGTGACTGCACAGCAAGTCATTGCAGTGTCGCGTTACAGCGCTGTCGAGTTGGGTGTTCAACACATCTTCATTGACTCGTTGATGAAGTGCGTGTCTGGTGAAGACGACTACAACGCGCAGAAATCTTTTGTTGATGAGTTGACATCGTTGGCCCGTGACCACAACGTCCATGTCCACTTGATTCACCACATTCGCAAGTTGGCAAGCGAAGAAGTCAAGCCCAACAAAAACGACATCAAGGGTTCAGGTTCTATCAGCGACCAAGTGGACAACGTGCTGATGGTTTGGCGTAACAAGAAAAAAGAACACGATGCACAGAATGGTTCTGTTGACCCAATGATTCCTGATGCCTACCTGATGTGCGAGAAGCAACGCAACGGTGAGGCAGAGGATTGGTACTCGCTTTGGTATCTCAAAGACAGCCAGCAGTTTGTAGAGAACCACGATTCAATACCAATGTCGTTTGACGATGGAGGCAGGTTTTGAATGAGGCGCAAGAAGGTCAAGGAGCAGACGAGCATCGTCACCGTTGTCTTGTTCGGGAAATCATCAAGATGCGCCTCAAAAATCGCGATAGCGCATACCGTTGGTTCAATGGTTACGTTGATGATATTGGGAAACGTCATAAGGGGTGGAATGAACTTCACCCCAAGTCCCGCCTTGAGGCGGATGTTAGAGAGCAATGGGCAAAAGGTAACCGAGGTAACGAAGGAGAATGGAAATGAACTTTGAAAAAAACATACTGTCACAAGCGCAAACATTTTTTACGCAAGACCAATTCAACCAAGCGTTGAACGAGGCCAAGGCTGAAATCATGGCGGTGGCAATACAGACAACTAGACAGGCAATCTTCATTGAGCGTCAAGCCTGCGCTGAGATGGCGCGTGATTGGAACTCAAACGACTGTCCCAGAGAAGGTCTTTATGAGGCCATCCTTAACCGCATACCAGCACAACGCCAATGATTGAAATTACATTACCTTGGCCTCCAACGGTCAACACCTACTGGCGCAACTTCAACGGTCGCACCATCATCAGTGCAAAGGGGCGCGAGTACCGCAAGGCGGTCGCTGACCAAGTGCTGATTCAATGTGCCGCCAAGCACATCGACTACGCGGTGAAGATGGAGATTAAAGCCTATCGCCCAGACCGTCGTCGTCGCGATTTAGACAACCTGTTGAAGGCGTTGCTCGACTCTATGACTCACGCAGGCGTTATGCATGACGACGCGCTGATTGAAGACCTGCGCGTGTATTGGGCAGACGAGGTCGGTGGCATGGTCAAAGTAACCATAGAAGGATTGGAATGAAAACGGAACCAGACTTGATTGACATATTTGCAATGCTTGCGTTGATTGGTCTTTTGCAAAAACCATCCAAGGCACTAAAGTCAAAAATAGACATCGCCTACGAGGCATACGAGCAAGCGCAGGCAATGATTGATGTACGCGAAGACTTTGTGAACAAGAGGGGTGATTGATGGATGCATTTTTAAATGTGATGACTTGGTTCTTTTTGTTGTCTGGCGTTTTGTCTTGGGTGGTTGTCATTTGTTTAACGTGTTACTACTGGCTGTGTCAGCCTAAAGGAGAGAGGTAAATGTTCAATACTTTTGGAGAGTTTTTTTGGGCCTTCATGTCGCTGTCTGGATTTATGTTTTGGATTAGCGTTGTGATTTTTGTTGGTATGGTTATCAGGCGCAATCGCGCAAAAAGAAGGGCTTACTATGAGTGAAGACAGAGACCCACACAAGGCGGTTGATTACATCCTAAAGCACGCCGCGCTCTTTGCTAAAGCGAAGGCAGAGCGGACGTACATAGAGCAATATCGCAAGTCCCTCAAGGGGATACTCATGAAGCGAAGCATGGAGACCGCGATTGGTGCGCAGGAGCGTGAAGCCTACGCTCACCCTGAGATGGTGGAGTTGCTCATGGGATTGAAGGCCGCTGTCGAAATCGAGGAAAAATTGAAGTGGGACATCACAGCCGCAGAACTCAGGGTAGAAATTTGGCGCACCGAGCAGGCGAACAACAGGGCTGAAGGAAAGGTCACGATGTGAACACCTACCAAGTAACCGTGATGCAGATGACTGGTTGGGTGCTTGTGTTGTTGGATGGGTGGGTAATGCACACACACTGGGTTGCCGCGCTTGGCTTTATTCTTTTAATTTATTCAATGTGGAGGATGGTGATGAAAACACCAGAGGATGAGGAGTTTGAGCGCATAGAGCGTGAGCAAGCAATGGGCTGGCGCAAGCGTCAGATTGTGTCTTTGCAAACCAGCGTCGAGTCTTTTGATGAGTGGGAATATAGCCACCGCCCAGACCAATACGGTGTAGAGCGCCGCGCTTACCTTGCAGGCTACGAGGCAGGCGCACGCAACGAGCGACTTATAAAAGAACTGAATGACTGAAAAACAAAAGACCTGTCAGGTATGCCGCCTGCGCCCAGCAGAAAAGCAAGTGCGCACCAGTGACGGTCGCGTGATGTGGCGATGCCATACCTGCCACGACCTCAAGAACCGTGCAGGCTTTACAAAGGGCAAGCAATGACTACTCTCAAAGAAAAAAAGCACATGAACGCCGTGGCTGAGTTGGGCTGTGCCGTATGCCGCCGCATGGGGTACGAGGGTACGCCAGCAGAACTACACCATAAAAGGGCAGGAACAGGGGCTGGAAGGCGCTCCAGCCACATGGACGTCATCCCACTATGCCCAGAGCATCACAGGGGCAAGACGGGCCTCCACGGGCTTGGCACGAAGGGGTTCCCTAAGCACTGGGGGTTTGATGAGGACGACCTGTTGGCGGATGTAGCTAAATTGCTACAAAACAACACTTAGGGTAAGTCCCTACAAAATATTTTTAAAAAGTTGTTGACGGCGTTTAATTTGGGGTTAAACTAGCATCACTGACAGCAATCAAGCGGTCAGGTAACTAACGAAAGCGAATCATGAAATCAAACGACATCCAACTCACTCAAGTCGACGTACTGGGTAACCTCTTGGCTCAAATCAAAGATTTGGAAGTGCAAGCTGAAGCAATCAAAGACGCCATCAAAGAAGCTGGCGCTGATGGCTTATTGGCAGTTGACGAAAAAGGTGTTCGCCACCTTGATGGCAACCTCTTCCGCGCTACCTACATCGAATCCAACCGCTCCACATTTGACAGCAAGAAATTCATTGCTAAGTTCGGTGCTGACGTGTACGCCGAGTACACCAAAACATCTGCCTCGTTCTCTGTCAAAGTTACATCACGTTAAACCCACGGGGCTTCGGCCCCATAACCAACCCGAAACCGAAACGAAAGCGAATTATGAAAATCAAACTCACAGCACACATCCACTTCAGCAAGTACCACTGGGAAGAAGAAGGCCGCTACCAAATTTGGTTTGCCAAACTTGAGGACGACGATTCCCGCACCTACATCGGGGAGCAGGAGGTTGAGGTTGAGGTTCCCGACAACTACGACCCACGCGCACGGCAAATTGCCGCGTTGGAAAAGCAAAAGCAGAAGGTCATGGCGGACTACCAAAAGACCGTGAACGAAATCAACGAGCGCATCAGCAAGTTGCAAGCACTGGAGTACACAGCATGAAGCACGCGCAAGCAGACTACATCAACGCAGGCTACCGTTACGAGAAGGCCACCAGCGCCGACAAGGCGCGGGCCGTAGCGGAGGGCATCCGCAAGATGCTTCAGGAAGAACACATCGACGAGCAATCAGACGCACGCTACTTTGTTGAGCGCGGTCGCAAAGAAGCAAGGGAGACAGCATGAACACCGACCACATCATCTCCAACTCGAAGACTCAGCGCATGGAGTGTCAGCACTGCGGCTTTAGCGAGGCCATCAAGATGCCCGCGCCCCTCGACGCCATCTTGGGCAAGATGGATGCCTTTATGGAGGCCCACAAGGACTGTAAGCGCCCTCAAAGCGAGGCGGTGATGTCTGAGTACATCAAAGGCTTCGACGCGGGCTATGGCTACGTTTTGAACGAGATTGAGCGATACATCAACGTGTACCCCACTGACGTGTTTGCGGTGAAGGAGTTGCTGGCCCACCTCAAGATGGAGGGCAAGCCTGAATGACAGACCTGTTTGGCTATGAGGAGTTTGACTGGCGCAAGGAGTGGCAGGGTATGCCAGAGTTCTTTCAGGAAGACCTCACGCCCTACCGCGTCCTCAACCTGCGCTTCAGAAACGAAGAGGACGTACAGGAGTTTGCCAAGCTGGTAGAGCAGGTCATCACGCCAAAGCAAAAGGCGCTATGGTTCCCGTTCGCTGAGTTCCGCAGGGCGTCGCATTTGAGGTACGTCGATGAACCCTAAGTACCCCATCTACATCGTGTCCAAGGGGAGGTGGAAGACGCGCCTAACAAGCAAGGCGCTTGACCGCATCAACGTCCCCTACTACATCGTTGTGGAGGCCCACGAGCGGGACGAGTACGCCAGTGTGATTGACCCAGCGAAGGTGCTGGTGTTGCCCCCTGAGTTCCTGCGCGACTACGACACCTGCGACGACGTGGGGGAGGCGCGAGGAAAAGGCCCCGGGGCCGCTCGAAACTTCTGCTGGTTCCACAGCCTCACCCTCAACGCCGAGCGCCACTGGGTCATGGACGACAACATCGCCTCCTTCAACAGGCTCAACCGCAACCTCATGGTCAAGGTCACCTCTGGCACGATATTCAGGGCCGCAGAGGACTTTGTCGACCGCTACGATAACGTCGCCATCGCAGGCTTCAACTACGACTTTTTTGCCAAGGCCAAGGAGCCTCTGCCCGCCTTCGTAATGAACACCCGCATCTACTCCTGCCTGCTCATCAAGAACGACCTGCCCATGCGCTGGCGCGGGCGCTACAACGAGGACACCGACCTGTCCCTGCGGGCGCTCAAGGCTGGCCTATGCACCGTGCAGTTCAACGCATTCCTGCAAGAGAAGGCCACCACCCAGACAATGGCAGGCGGCAACACTGACGAGTTCTACGCCAAGGAGGGAACCCTGCCCAAGTCGCAGATGCTGGAGCGCCTGCACCCTGACGTGGCTCAGGTGGTCTGGCGGTTTGGTCGCTGGCATCACCACGTTGACTACACCGTGTTTAAGCACAACACCTTGGTGCGCAAGGCTGGCGTGGTCATTCCAAAGGGCATCAACAATTACGGCATGACCTTAAAAGACATTAGGGAAAGTACCTAGAAAATAATTTGAGAAAGTTGTTGACATCGTTTAACTTGTGGTTATACTTACAACATCGACACAGCAATACCGCATAGTCGATAACAGCGAAAGAAAAGCGAAATGAAAAAAGCAATCAAACTCAAAGACATCCGCGTAGGTCAACTCGTGGTTACCAGCGACAGCCCAGAAGCCCAAGTGCGCACCGTGGAAAGTGTTGACGGTTTCCACGTCACCTTGACTTGGTACGAAGGCACAAACCAGTGCATTCAAGGCGTGGACTACTCTTTGCTGGGCGTGCCAACAATTGCCCAGATTGAGTACAGCATCAGCAACTATGGTCGTCTGGCAAACATGGAAGACGTCAAGGACGTGGCCCTGTTAATCGGCTAAATCACAAGGGGGCTTCGGCCCCCGCTCAAAAGCGAAAGGAAAGCAAAATGTCATTCATAGCAGAAATTGAAACCCGCATTGCAGGCATCCCATGCATCATTGGCGTGGAAGAGTACCAGCGCGGTAGCTACAACAAGTGGTGCGACTCCGACATGGATTACTACGGTTACAGCGAGTGGGTGGTGTGTGACCGCCGTGGACGCCCAGCCCCTTGGTTGGAGCGCAAGCTGACCAGCAAGGATTCCAGCCGCATTGAATCTGAGATTGCCGAGCATCTTGAGGGCTAGGGAAAGTACCTAGAAATATTTTTAAAATAATTGTTGCATTGTTTAATTTGGGGTTATACTTACATCACTGCAATAAGCAGGTAACAGCGAATTAGGAGCGAATATGAACACAGCATCAAACCCCTTCAGCGACATGGCTGACGACTTGGACTTCGGCGCACCAGCTAAGTCTTCTGCCAACGAAGTGACTTACTTCGAGCAGGCTTGCCCCAAGTGCAACGGCACTGGTCGCTTCACCTTCGGTTACATCCACGTTCGCTCAGGCGAATGCTTTGCTTGCAAGGGCAAAGGCAAGATGTCTTTCAAGACCAGCCCAGCTACACGCGCTAAGGCCAAGGCCAACGCACAACGCCGTGCTGTTGCTAAGGTTGACGCACAAGCCGCCAAGGCCCAAGAGTGGAAAGATGCTAACCCAGCCGAGGCCGCATGGATGGAGTCCAGCGCACCACGTTTTGAGTTTGCCAAGTCTATGTTGGACGCCCTCAACAAATACGGTCACCTCACAGAGCGCCAGATGTCTACCGTTCAGCGCTTGACCGTGCAGGATGCAGAGCGCCAAGCCGCTCGTGCTACAGAGCAGGCCGCACGCGCTGAGTCAGCACCAGTGGTTACCGTCGAGGCCATCGAGGTGGCATTCAATACCGCCAAGCAAGCTGGCGTGAAGCGCCCTAAGTTGCGCCTTGACACATTTGTGTTTAGCCCTGCTGGTGAGAACAGCAACAATGCTGGCGCTATCTACATTAAAAACAAAGAAGACGGCCTGTACTTGGGTAAGGTCATGGGTGGTCGCCTGTTCACATCACGCGACTGCACCGTAGAGGCCGCAGAACGCATCGTAGCGGTCTCCAGCGACCCTAAGCAGGCCGCTGTAGCCTACGGCATGAAATTCGGCGCTTGCTCTGTCTGCGGTCGTCAATTGACTGACAGCGATAGCGTTGCCCGTGGCATTGGCCCCATCTGCGCAGAGAATTACGGCTTCTAAGGGTAAGCCCTAACAAAAATATTTTTACAAGGGGGTTGACTGCCCCCTTGTTTAATCTACAATTACACCACCAACAGCAATAATGCAGTTGGGTAACAGTGAAAGAAAAGCGAAATGACAAACTCAACAATTCAAATCCGTGGTAACTGCCAGTGCTGTGGTCACCAACAAGCCGTCGTGAGCGGCACAATGTCTAAGCACGGTTACACCGTCGAGCATGGTTGGTTCAGCGGTGTTTGCTCTGGTCGCAACTACGCCCCCATGCAAGTGAGCCGTGAGCATACAGACAAAATCGTTGCTGAAATTCGCGCTGAAGTTCCTCAGTTGATTGCACAGGCCGACAAGGTCAAAGCAGGCGAAATCACTCCAACAACAATCAAGATTCGCAAGGGTAGCCAAAAGCTGGAATTGGCATACGCTGACGCAACTCCTTGGCAACAAAGCCAAGCCCGTGACTCGATGGAGTGGAACCTCCGCAACCGCGCACGCGCTGGTGAGCAGTTTGCTGACAGCATGGAAGCACTTGCCACCAAAATCCACGGCACTGCATTGATTGAAGTCGCCAAGAAAGAAGCCCCAGCATTCATCATGAACGGCGACAAGAAGACCGACAAGGGCATGATTTACACCTGCACATCAGTACAGGGCGCTCGTGTGTACTACAAACTCCAGAAGGGTGAGCAAGTCTTCAAGGGCTGGATTGGTAGCCAAGCATGGAGAAAGATGGAGTCGGTTTAAGGGGAAGGGGGCCACGGCCCCCATTAGGGAAAGTCCCTAGAAATATTTTTAAAATAGTTGTTGCATCGTTTAATTTGGGGTTATACTTGCACCACTGACACAGCAAATCCGCATAGTCAGGTAACACAGAAGGAACAGCGAAATGAAATACACAAAACTCACAGCCAAGCAACACATGGTGATGATTGACTTCTTGGCTACTGCTAAGAAAAACTCACTCAACCACTTAGCCGCTTGCGTGCCATCCAGCCACCCCTTGTTCAGAACCAATCAGGTTCGCCAAATCAGAGTGGCTACAGACGCAATTGCTTGGGGCTTCGATGAACTCGGAAACCGAGTGCGCTTGACTCCTGACTTGCGTGTACTTCAGGACTGCTAATCAACGGGGGCGCAAGCCCCTAAACCAAATCAATAACCAACCGAAAGCGAATCGATTATGAGCGAAGAAATTGAAACAATCATCCGCACCGAAGACGGCATCCGCCTTGTGGCGTCCGAGTGGGACAACGGGGGCGCGTGGCTGAACCTGCGCACCAACGGGGCCAGCATGAGCGCCGTCCTGACCCGCGCTGAGGCCCAACAACTGATGGAAGGCTTGCAGGCCATCCTTGCCAAAGAGGTGCAGGCGTGACCCTGCCTACCTTCAGCGTGCGAGAGAACATCATCACGCACGAGAACCCTACACTCATCAGTGATGGCATCATGGTGTGCCAAGAGGCGTTCATCGAGATTGACACCACTAACATGAGCCAGACCTTTGTTCACCTGCTTATGCACCACATGGGCGAGGGCAACATCAGGGTCAAGGTGGCCCGACTGAAGGAGAATGTATGAGAGAAGAAACCTTGCTTGAGAAGGTCGTTATTGGTACAATGATGGTTCTGGTTTTCGTGCTTGCGGCATGGGTTCCAGACTTCACATTGACCGAAGAAGAGTGCGCGAATCAACACCCTCGTGCATACGTCGGCAACCTGTGTAACGAGTCGAAAGCGAAATAAAACCGAGTCGGTTTCCACGCAAGTGGGGCCAAGACGCATGGGACGAATTAGGTCGGCGCGAGATTCGCCGTTCAAGCCTGAAGGCTGTGGGTTCGACACCCACCATCCCAGCCGTGTTGGTGAGCGATGCCACCTGATGTAACAGGGAACCGCAGGGATGGACTTGCTTCGTAAGCCTGAACCCACCCCGTCACCAACAACCCGCACTGGCGAAGTGAAAGCGAATCGAATACACTTACATTCATTCGCTCACTCACATGGGGATTACGGGTTATGCCAGAAACCATCAAGAAGGCCATTAAACGGCCCTCCAAGACGCCAAAGGCCACCAAGCAGGCCCAAGGTAGCACCACG